CAAAGTTACCTGCTGTAAATCCTGTTCCTGTTATCATTGTAAAAAGTATGATTTGTTAGTAATAGCTGCATAGTCTGCATCAGTAATAGAAATACGTTTAGGTAATTCTTTGAACATACCAATTTGACCTAGAAAACCTAGACCAATTCTAATATCATCCTCACCATAACTGTTTTTGATAACACGAAGACTTCTAAAGTATTTACCTCCATGGTCATCCTTAAGCTTGTTAAGATCATAACCTGATGGATCTGCAACCTTGTATCTCATAGGATCAAACAATGCCATACATACATCAGAGTCATTCTGAGTAGTAGAACTGTCTGCAAAATCTTCTAGTTGTGGTTCAACATCACCATTCTTTATCCTAGTAGGATTAGATATAGATCGATTGAACTGACTAACAACTACTGGTGAGTAACCATAGAAATCACGTGCATAACGTAACTCATCAGACATCTTATCAATTGCTTGCTTCTTAGTAGGCTGTGCACTTGTTGTCTTTAGCAAACCTATATGATCTAACACAACTAGTGTTATCTCTGTAGGATCATTAGGTATGTATCTCTTGTTATACTTATCTATCTGCTCTATCTTTCCACGTTCTAATGCATAAGCCTTTAGTTCTTTAGCTATACCTACAGGATTCTCTGGCCCATCGATAATAGTTACTATCTCAGTTAGCTCATTCATATAATCCTCATACTTAAGAAACAGGTCATGCTCCTCCTTAGTCATCTTGCTTGTCCAGCCTAATAACTTGTTAACAGGAATGATAACACCTTCTTCTTGAAAGATCTTCCTGCAGGTCCACTTAGCTAGCTTATAAGTCTGACTACGCTCCATAGATCTGTACCACACCTTCACCTTTATACCAGACTTCTGTCCTTCTTTAGATAAGGCCCAGTCTACTGGATTAAGAACAAACGCATCATCAATGAAACTAGTCTTACCTGAACCGGTTAGTCCACCTATTAAGTAGTACATAGACCGTCTAATACCTACATACCTGTTTAGTCTGTCAAAACCCATTGGTATGCCACCATTATTGCCAGCTAGACCCTTGTCTACCTCCTCTTTTAATAGTTTAAAGCTCATTCTCTTTGTTTTTTTTATCTTCTGTTAACTCTTTTATTTTCTGATCTCTTGCTCTCTTAAATGCACCTTTATCCCATATGTGATCTGGTATATATTGACCTTCTTTATTTGTCCTCTGCCAGTGGTATGTAGCTTGGAATTCAGTTGCAGGTATAAATTTAACCTTTTCTCCTTTTACTAGTATTGTCTTGTTTTTCTTTTTCATATTAAATATCTGTTGAGCCAGTTGGTTCTGCAGGTTGCTCTCCTTCTTGTTCTATCAGTTCTACATATGCTTCATATGTTCTTTGATTGAGATAAGTGAGACTGTTCTGCTGATATGTTATCCTGTTGCTTCCAGTAGTATAAGACATAGTTACTTTTTGCATTATCTCAAAATCCAATGCTTTTATCAATTGATCAGATGTGTAATCACCTTCCATTAATATTGTATTGAATTTAATTTTACATGCTTGCTTATCTTTACGAAGAGCTCTAGTACCTTTAAAGGACTTACCTTTATAAGTGAAAGTATCAGTACCAGGATACAGCTTCCACCATTCTTCGAACGCTGTGGCTTTTGGTTTTCTCTTTACAAATTTATTATTAGTTTTATCTTCTCCTACAAACGCTAGGAGATCCTTACCTACTGTTGTAAGTTGGTGTTCATCTTTTGCTATTAGACCTTTTCTTATTAATGACTGATAGATAGCAGAGAGACGCATACTATTCTCATAGAGAGGTGTAACGTCATACTCTGAGTCTATCAATTTTAGTAAATATATTATATCTAAGCTATAGCTTTTTTTGATGAGCTCTTCGAATTGTTGAGGAGTTATGTGTAGCTTCATCTCTTTTTGGTTTTATAACTTTAATAATTATAGGCTTCTTTTTCTTAGCCTGTTCTTCTTCCCACTGCTGGTACTCTAGTTCTGCTATGTACTGGCGTTCTGCAGCATACATGTTATCGTTGCATGCTGCATGTTCCCAGTCTTCGTTAATTAACTTAGACACCTGTATTAAGCTTTGGCTTATTCTTAGATCCTTTTGGTCTACCTCTACCTCTTTTCTTCTTCTTTACTGGTACTACTACATCATTCTCATCCGGTGCATAAGTTGCATCTGGTCCAAAGAAAGCATATACTATACCTCCTGCTAATGCTAAAATCATTACTACGCTGATTACTGTTTTAATTTCCATTTTTATTTAATTTAATTGTTAATATTAATTTTTGATTCTTACTCCAAACTGTTCATGAAACCATGATAAACAATCTTTTGCTTTATTACTGTTAAACTTAAACACCTTTTTCAAGGTTTTAATTGCATATTTATTAAACTCTATACGCTGATCACTGGTCATGGTCCAGTTAAAATACCACTTGTCATCATCTAATGTATCTACTAATCGTTTACCGATCATGTCTAACTGTTTTTCCATTAAATGTCTCATGATATTACCTCTGTTAATCTCTGCCTTCTTTTTCATACAAATAAATTTAATTGATTAGGTGATACAACTGTCTTAACTCTTTTACCACCTGCCATTATTTTCTTTATTAACTTCTCTGCCTTAAATATGTAATACTCATAATTTACATTGTCCAGTACCTCTGGTTTATTAAGATAGTTACATACTGTGCAAATCCACTCACCTGCTTCAGCTTGTGAACGTTTAGCAGCTCTACTAGTTGATGCATCATTCCTCACCTTAAATATCTTCTCACCTGACTTAGATACATAGTATCGTATCAGTTTATTATATTTAGTAGTTTTGTTTGTTGTTCTATGGACTCCTTCAAAGTGAAAGTCTTTAGAAGACTTCTTTCTTATACAGAAATCAAATAGATTAGTATGCTGCTTTATAGTATCCCTAACTGGAATATTATTTACATAGTATTGCTCAAGAGCAATGGGTACAATCCTAGCAGACTTGTTCTTATGTAGTTCAAAGTCTGTAAGAAAATCTCCTTTCTTCTTGACATAACCATCAGGCATGATAGCTAAATAATCATTAACTGTTGAAAAGATTATCTTTGTGTAGTCTGTTCTTTCCAAAATATACTGTGTTAGCTCAGACCACTCTGCATTTAATTCATGCATCTTAGGTATTAGTTCTTTCTTAATTCTTATAGTAACACCGTCTGTGTTAGCAGAGATCACGTGAATGCCATTCATCTCATATAGTTCAATAAGCATCATTAAGCTAAGCTCACCAGTTATAGTAGTGAACATAGTTAACTGCCTATCATAGATCCATGAAAGCATGTCTGATGATTTACCATAGACAGAGTTTACTGCAAGTTTAAGAGCCCCAACAATACCTTTGGTTTTTCCATCCTTCTTTCCACTAGCTTTCAGTTCAAGTCTTTTCTCAAACATCTGCTTGTAACCAAATAGAAACTCTTTTCCTAAATGTGCAGGATACTTTGCATTGTTAATTATAATTGCAGGATAGTAACTAGCCACATCCCAGTCAATGATCTCATGGTCATCATCAGCTTCAAACACACTTGGTTTATTTTCGGTATGTAGTCCACCTCTCATAAAGGAATATACATTACCGTGATAATTAATGTGCTCTTTGAAGTCATCTTGAAGACCTAAGTTCATCTTTCTTATATTAATAAGGAACTTTTGCAGCTGTTCAGTTTTAAACTTAACATATGGTGCAATACAGTTCTTCATAGCAATAGTCTTTCTGAAGTAACCTTTTCTTGGAAGCTCTTTAATGTCCATATTCTTCTCATGACAGTAGTACTTCTTGATTATCTCATCACCTATCTTACTATCAGAGTAGTTAAGACATTGGATACCAAACTCTTCTTGTATATCTAGTCTCAATTGTATCTGATCGTTACCCTTATACAGTGGGTGATCTGTTTCCCCTATAGTTACTTTATAAAACTCATAGGTTGCATCAACATCATTAAAACAATACTGTAATGACATGTATACCTCTTCATTAGTCATGTTTGTCTTAGTGTGATGTATAGGCATCTCTTCAATGTTCTCAAGATCCATCTCAAACTCTAACCTCTTCAGACTTACACGTCTGTTCTTGTTATCATAGTGATGTATCTTAAATAAATCAAGCTGCTTTAACGATAGCTCCCACTCTCTATACTCTGGAAACACATCATAGTTAGCATCATGTATAACATCTTGTGCCTTTTGTGCTATCATTGCACATATCTCTAGACCAGTACCTTCATGCCACTGCTCATAGTTTCTTAGTACCCATTCTACTACTTGTGCATCAAATCGTAGGTTGTTATAACCTACCCAGTGTGCATCTTTATGTATGTCTGTGTACTTTACAAACGCATCTAGTTGATTCTGCCACTTACTAACTGTAAAGCTCTTAGGTGTCTTCCCTGGTTCCATACATACAACTATGAAGCACTCCTGCATAGTTTCTATGTCATATATAATTATGTTCTCAATCATTTTATTAGTATTTGTATTAAATCGATTGTTGTGTATATGATAGAAAATAGTATATAGATTAGAAATATTCCCACTTTGTATCTAAATTTAATTTTCATTTGTTGTTCTTTTTATATACTCATCTTTATCTTCTGATGCATACCACTCATCCATATGTTCTTCAAAATGCATTCTGTAGTCAAATCCTCCAGTAAATGTTTTATTACATCTACTACACTTAATGCTTGGTCTACTCATTTGGTTGGTTTTTATAGTCTTTATAGTCTAAATAGAATCCAATGCCTACAATTATATGCAAACCTATACTACTTGCTATTTCGTATAGGTCATGAAAGTTATTGATAGATAAATGGATGTGTCCAACTATCCAGAATGGTATAGCCAGCTGTTGACTTATCCATCTAATTAGAAAGGTTATAAACTTCATAAAGTTTGTGTGATTATATTACAAAAATAACAAATTTAATTAGATTACCAAACAGAAAAGCCACCACAATGCCTCAAGAAGACAATAAATTGATCTATCAACCACTTAGGTGAGCTATGTGATGGATAATATACACCATCATCACGTACTATACCTGTCATGGTTACTTTTCCATAAGGTAATACTTCATTAAGTTCCTCTATTATATCTTCTGATACTATTCCACCATTCATAGTGCTCCATGAACCCATGTTACAATAGATTACATCTTCTTCCTCTTCAAAAGATCCATCTTTATCAATAAGATCTTGTAAAGCATCAGCTAGAGCAGTGCATTCTTCCCATGTGTCTGGGCCCATTCCATCATTACCCATCCATGACTCTGTCTTTATATCTAATTTATGGTTATGTGCTGCTACATCACATAGCATTACAATTGGTCTCCATCCCCACCAGTTACTTCTAAAGTAATAGCCAGGGTTTTTATCTTCCCAGTCTTCTAACACTTCCCAGTAAGCTTTCTTATCTGCTTCCGTGAGTGCATCATTGTCCCAATCCATTTCAGGTTTCTTACTTGTTAGCTTAGGCTCTTTACCGTATATATCTACTCCCATAATTATTTGATTTTTTTATATGCTGCTAGCATTTGTTTATCGTCTTTAACGTATTTATTATTTATCTTAAGCATCCATCTTTGAAAGCCTTGTCTTCTTAGTATTTTATTTTTGCCTTTTATTATCATATCAAATAGTATTTTCCCAATAAGGGTCTGGTTCTTCTTGTTCTTCGTTAAACTCTGCATGTTCTTTACAATCAGAGCATATATCTGTTTCACACCATCTTGATGCTCCACAACAGTTGCTTAGTTCTTCTTCCATATTTATTTATTTATTGCTCTTTCCCAATCATAGTTAGGATCTTTCATTGCATCAAGTGCTTCGTTTAGCTCTTGTTCTGCCGTTTTTTTCTTAATCCTAACTATATCTGGTCTCTTCACCTCTATTTCTAATGCATTTGCATTACAATAAAAGCATTTCTGTTCCATATCATTACTCATGTAACTTGCGTCACAACTTCTGCAATGATAATCATAAAATGTTTCTTTACGCATTGTTTAAGTTTTATGGAACTTCATCATCTTCTTCTTCTTCAGGGCTGAGCCCACGTAAGATAACTAGTTCCTGTTCATATATTGGTTCGATTTTACCTTTCTCGTACTCATCTTCATCAACAAATATTTCTAGTAACCCATCAAAATCTCTCATAACAATATTCATCTCTTTAGTAGTAAATTCTTGTAGTTGAGGTTCATTTGGGTGATCAAACCAGCCTATTTCATCTGGTGGTATTATCACTACACCTTCTTCATTTAATAAGAAAGGTCTAACAGGATAACCATATTCATCTATGTTGACTAATCTTTTATTTGCTAAATCAGCTGTGTTTTTGTCTAGTGCAAACACTTCAACTAATTCTTTATCTGTACCAACGTACAGCAGGTTCATGTACAATGTTCCTGGTTCTATTTCATCCGGTCCGTACGAATGGAACACTAATTCTAAAGCTATCCACATATTATTTGTATCTTAATGTTACACCATTTAAGGTAAAGTTAGTATTACATACATTACACTGACCTTCATGTCGTGCATACATCATCACAACTGATCCTTTAAAACACTCAGGACACATAATGTGTGGTTGCTTGTTGCTTGCCATTTCTAAATCATTCATCTTTATTACTTTATTATGTAACCTTTAGGGTCACTAGTTATATTTATTTCTACCCATCCTTTCTCAGAATAATCTGCTTCTGCACGATGGCCTTCGTTCTCTAATATCTTCTCTAGCTTTAAAGCTGCTTCCCATAATCCTGGTTCAGGTGTTTCATCATGTTCATCGTCATAACAAACATCTCCCCTACACTCATAAAAGTGTCCAGCACTATCGTATCTAAAGTAATATCCGTCTATTCTTTGTGTTTTTTCCATTTTATTTGCTTTTATAAGGTGTTGTTTTTAAATATGCTGCTTCAAATTCGTCACTCTTTTCAGACCAATAAGCGTTAAAGGTATTTTCACCGTATAGTTGTTCGTACAAGGTTTTGAATCCGTTATATTGAACTTTTTTGTTGTTTATAGAGAAACTTAACTGTATTTCACCAATATCATGGCCATACTTGTTAGTTGATCCAGGAACTTCTGTCACCATACTGTATATGTTTGCTTCTATTTGAAACATACCCTCATCTTTAATGAAGCTAGTGTGAACGCTAAGATCCGTAATTTCCTGTACTTTTTTAATCTTGCTCATTTTACTTGATTTAATTTGTTATTATCTACCTTCGATAGAATCTATCGCTAAATGTTCCATTTCTTCTATAAGATCATACTCTAGTAGTTCCATGATATCTACACGGTCTACATTTATCTTCCATATATCAAACTCTGCTGGTGATCCAGGATACTCATGTGTCATGTCTTCACCTGGTTCATAACGTCCTTCTAATTCTAGATAAAGGTTTCTAAACTTTATAGTTATTGCTGTTCCTTTTATTTTTGCATTCATAATGTTATAGGTTCTATACTTATTGTTATGTTATTCCACTTTCCTCCCTTTAGTTCTTTGTTAACAAGAAAGTCTATTCTTTTGGTCCATCTCTTATTCATTCTATCTTGAACTGTCCAAAGGCCATCCATATCTCCTGCACCCTCAATACAAACTAATGTACCAAATGTATAACCTAAAGGTTCAAGATCTCTCGACACTGCTATCCATCTATGTCCTGCAGGATTGAGACTATCAATAACCTTGTTGGATGCTGTAATGAATGGTGTGCTGTCTGTCTGTCCTGGAACAGCATGGTAAATCGTAGCTGTAACTGACACTTTCAATGTAAATAGTATTAGTATAAATGTTTTCATTTTTTTAGATTTATATAGATAGACTGGTCTGCTCTCCTGCAGCGTTGAGGTTTACTAGTATACCATGATTGTTTCGCCAGCCTTCTATGTTTTAATATCCTATGTCTTCTAGTTTATCACCATCTGCTTCCACAGTGTATTCAGAGTTCTGTATTGAGCATAAGAACATAAGTCCTGCTGCTAGTGCAACCTTTCTGAATCCATAGAATGCAGTAGGTAATAGTTTAATTTTACGTTTCATAATGTGGTAGTACTATGCTCTTCAGCTTGTAATTCATAACTCATCGTTGGATAGCAGTGTTGTTCCCACCATTCTGATCCATCATATTCTCCTCTAGTAAACCAAACTCCATCAGTGCAGTATACAGTACCAAAGAGTTCTTGTCCACCAAAACCATCATCATACTCAAAGTTTATGTCATTAAGGAATGTATTCCACTCTGATGCAGTGTGTCCTTCTTTTAGAAGAAACTTGTTAGTGATATAACCATCAGATTCCCAAAGATCACCATTATTCCATTGTTGAAAAGATAGTTTTGCCGCTACTATAGTAAAGTGTTCATTACCTTTATCTAAAGTTCTTTTATATATGTTACTACTTGTCAAGCCTAGTATGCCTAGTAGTTCTTCTTTTGCGTTGCTCATAATGTATGTATCTTTTCTATAATGTTATTAATATCTTCTCTACTTTGCCATCCAACAACATCGTCATCTATTTGCAAAACCTCATTAGTTCCAAAGTCTCCCTCTGGGTTAAAGATTGCAACCTCAAAAGATGTGAAAGCTTCTGGATCTGTAAACTGTTCTCTTGGCTCACAGTAAGGTCCAATTCCTGCTGAAACTGAGATTTCCCATTCGTTATCGAATACATGATGTGAGTTAATCATGTGAATGTGGTTTTTGAAAATAAGGTCTTTAAACTTAAATGCTTGAGTCTTGTGGTTCATAAGTGTAGTTTTAAGTTGTGATTGTCTTTACTTGTGTCTAGCTTAGCTTTATACTTAGCGTACTCTTTATCGTTGATACCTTTTAGATGCACCATTCCTACTTTCTTGGGTTTCATAATCTTATCGTATTTATTATTATTAGTATAAAGGAAACTATCAAACCTATATAGGAGATAGTTGTAATAATCATAGTAGATTCATACTGTGCTTCTGATCTACCTTGTCGGTATTTATAATCTTCTTTTGTCATGTTAATGCTATATATTTATTATAGGTGTGTTATATATTAGAGTGGGAAATAGTGGTGAAAAGTGGGTACTGTGTACACTACTTCTTTCGTATTCACATAAAATACATCAGAAGTACACAAATAGTAGTAGTATCCGTACTATATAGGTGTTATGTCTTATAATAAAGCCCAACCCTGATACTTTCCCACCCTATATATAAAGAAACTAAGAGTGCAATTGCTCGCACTCCCAGTACTTTCTAGTTGCTATTAGAATGCAACCAGTTCACTTGCGTCAAACACAGGTGCAACGTAAGCTTCCACTTTGTCATTGTCAAATGTTAATAATGCATTATCATCAGAAGGCATTTCGATTGAAGCGTAAGCCTCGAACAATTCAGCACCTGTTTCAGGGTCATGCATTTGGTCGCCATTATTATCACGTTGAAATGCTTGAGCTTCGTAAATGCTAAAGCCTAGTAGGTTAGGAATGCTAATGCTCTTCTCTCGAATGCCTGCACTTACTTTCTTGGAACAAGTAACAGTAAGCTGTGTTCCATCAGCCTTGCTAAGGATGCAAAATACCCTACGAGTACTGTTAAGGTTGCTCTTAACCAAGTTAAGTTTACCGCCTTTACCAATCAGTTTTGCAACTACTGCAAGTTCTTTTCTTTCCAATGAGGCTTTCTCCCCAAATTTTAATAAATCTTTATTCATCTCTAAATGTTTTAGGTTGCATGTCTTCTGCTAAGGGGGATACCCCCACCATGCTTTTTTTAATTGGGGTTTCAATTGGAAGGGGTCTCCTATCGCATACACACGAGGGGTGGGGTGGTTTAGAAAAAAGTTTTATATAAAATTTGGAACTTTGGGGTAGAATGTTATACCTTTGGAGGGTGGGTGGGTTATTAATAATAAGAAATATGCTTAGCGATGTTCCTAAAGACAGGTTAAAGTATGAATGATTAAACATAATATAGCTTTTATAGCAAGATAATTTTGATATGTTAATTATATTTTATATATATTTGCATATAGTATAAAGCCAACATAACTAAATAATGGAAACAAGGAAACAAAAGATAGTACAAAAGCTAGGTAAAGAGTATGATGACAAGTATGAACTTGCACAGAAGTACTATGCTGTACTATCTGCTTTAAATAACTTAAAGCTTACAGAAAGAGAAATACAACTTATAGCCTATACAGCTATCAAGGGTACGATCACCTATGCAAATGCAAGGAATGAGTTCTGTGCTAAGTACAACACTACTACAGCTACTATCAATAACATTGTAAGTAAGCTTAAGAAAGTGGGTATATTTATTAAAGAAGATAGTAAGGTGAAGGTTAATCCTGTAATAGTTTTAAACTTCGATAAGCATATTAATCTGTTTATACAACTAAAACATGAAGAAGATCGACAAGACAGTAACATCACTCAGGCAGCATATAGTAAAGAAGATGTCAGTGAAGATGGTAGTAAGTGAGAGAGTTATTGAGAGAGTGATCACACATCAGTTTAATGCTGCAGAAGATGCCACTAAAACAAAAAACAGCTTGGAGATTTCTGGGTTTGGAAAATTTGTTTTTAATACATCTAAGGCGAATAAAAAAATCGTAAAGCTTATTAAAGTAAAGAAGGTATACGAACAGCAGCTAGCCGAGAATACATTGCCAACAAAGAAATTAGATGTAATCAAGAGCAAGTTGAGCAATCTTAATCTTACATTGAACTCAATCGCACCTAAAGTCTAAGCCATGTACAAAAATCTAAAAATAAACGTAGGTCAGATATACGAAGGATGGAAGAATAAGCTACTCCCTGATGCAGATATGAAGGAGCAGATAGATTTAGTCAGTGCTGAAAGGATAGCCATCTGTGAAGGATGTGCCAATCATTCTAATAACCACTCATCGAAAAGACCAGATGCACATTGTGTTAGTTGTGGATGCACTTTGTCAGCTAAAACAAAATGCCTATCTTGCAAATGTCCTATAGATAAATGGAGTGCAGTGTTAAATGATGAGCAACAAGATATAATTGAAGATAGAAAGTTATGATAAAGTTAACTAAGGTGCCACTATCAAGTATGATAGACATGTTGAAAAAGATTTATGATGAAGGAGCAGATTTTGTAGATATCGAAGCCCATCCAACAGATGGGGAACAAGACACGATTAAGATTAATGTCAGACCGGAGTATTATGTAGATTCAGAAACACAAGAAGCTGATACTTTTGATACAGATCCAGAATATGTGGTTACCGAACAAGATTTCGAGGAAGAGTTTCCTCCTATATCTGATGAGGACATAAATGACTTAATAAAGTAAACCAATGTACGTAAAAAAGATAATTAAGATTATAGATCTTCTAAAAAAGCAACATCCTACAGTAAATATAGGAAAGCATATTGCAACAGCTTTAGATGGTGAAGATGTATGGTCTATAACAGATAAAAAGTTTTATAACTTAATAAACGATTACCAAGCTCAACTAGATCTCGTAGAGATTACAGATTCTAACTTTGATGTAGATAAGATAATACAAGATGGCTTATCGATAGGTAATAACATAATAGATTAACTGGATGCCAGTAAAAAAAACTACATTTATAAATGCAGAGCTAGATTGGGCTGAAGGACAACTAGTCCAATGGAAAGCTTATGTTGATGCAAACCCTCTACCTAGTCTTAAAGATAGAATAGAGTGGAAACAAACTGCTAATGGTGGGTCTATACCTATGGTCATAGCCTCTATTGAAGCACAAGGTAAGTTTATACAAGACACCATGAAGAACTACTTATCCTTACTTGGTCAAGTAGATGGACTACGTGAAAGAGAAGTAAAAAAAGTAGAAACAAGAGGTGGTGTAGCCTTAGGCAGTATGGCTGAAGACTTTCTAAAACAAAGAGATTAGGTATGAAGCTTCACAATATTACTCATAGTGAATGGTTTATTAACCAAAAGCGTATACCACCAAAAGATTCAGTAGATCACAAAGCATTTTTTGATTTCCAAAAGGAACTATGTATGAACGGATGCATGATGGATGGTGTATACATAAATCCATTTTTGTATTGGCACTTAAATGTATGGCATACAGAAGTAGATACTATAGATGAGTATGGTAGGATAAATCAAAAGTATGCAAAACCTCTACTAAGAGATAATGAGTGGTTAGTAACTAATGAGATAGACAGAGCACATAAAGAAAAGAAAGGACTAGTTATACTAGGAATTAGACGTTTTGCAAAATCTGTTATAGAAGCTAGTTACATTGGTCACGGTGCAACCTTTGATGAAAACTCACAGAACATTATAGCAGGTTTGAACGCACCTGATATAAAACTTATTACAGATAAAATAGACAAAGGTCTAAACTTTCTTCCTAAAGAATGGAGATGGCAAAGAGTAGAAGACAATTGGAAAAACCAAGTCACCTTAGGTATAAAAACTAAAGGTGGAACAAGAATACCATTCTCACAAATCCTTATTCGTAACTTAGATGGAGGTAACAATGAAGAAGCTATTGCAGGTACAAAACCTAGAAGGTTAATTATTGATGAGATAGGTAAAGGTAATTTCCTACGTGGACTGCAAGCTGCAATACCAGGATTTACAACACCATTTGGTTGGGGTTGTTCTCCTATACTCACCGGTACAGGTGGAGACATGAAAATGTTCATGGATGCAAAAAGTTTAATGTTTGATGTAGATAACTTTAACTTTCTAACATATAACAATGCAAAGGATACAAAAAGAATCCACGGATTATTCATTTCTCATAAGTATAGAATGGAAGCAAAAGAAGACTCCACGTTGGGTTCTTTTTTGGACAAGAAAAAAACATCCTCTCTTCACGAGATACCTATGTTAGTTTCGAATGAAGAGAAAGCTACCAAAATTACAAATGAAATATTAGAAAGATTAAAGAAGGCTGGTGACAGAGTTGCCTTCTTAAAAGAAAAGATGTACTATCCTCAAGAGGTGGATGATATATTTTTAAATGAAGATACAAATATCTTTGATATAGAAGCTGCAAAGAGACAGAAGTATAGAATCAATGAACAAGAAAAAACAGGAGTTCCTGTAATTTTATATGATGATGGAGAAGGTGTAAAACATGACTTTACAGACAAGTTACCTATTACTAACTTTCCATTAAAGCAAACAGATCTAAAAGATGCACCTGTTGTTATATATGAATTTCCTATAGAAAATCCTCCATATGGCCTGTATGTTGCAGGAATTGATCCATATAGACAAGGTAAATCAGCATATAGTACATCATTAGGTTCTATATACATATATAAACGTATGCATGCTATAGCTGGTGAGAAGTATCAAGATATGTTTGTTGCAAGTTATTGTGCACGTCCTGAGAAGAAAGAAACATGGGATGAACAAGCTAGGTTACTAATTAAGTATTATAATGCTAGAGCATTGTGTGAAAACGATGAGATATCATTTATTGATTATATGATTAGTAAAGGAGATGCACACTATTTAGAAAGACAACCAGAATGGTTAAAAGAAATAGTACCAAACACTACGGTTAGACGTGACTATGGTATACATAGGTCTTCATCAAAAGTAAGAGACTTTCTACATGGATGTCTTAAGAAATATACTGAAGATGTTATACATACTGAACTTGATGATGAAGGAGAAGTGATATCATCAGTTAAAGGTATGGCTAAAATATTAGATCCTGTATTACTAGAAGAGATGATCCAGTATAATGAGACTGGTAACTTTGATAGAATTATTGCAGCTGAGTTAGCAATAGGACTAGCAATGAAGTTAGATCCGATAATGGGTAGAGTAGGAGATAAAGAAGATGCGAGACTAACGTCCCTCTTCAAAACAAATAAGAAAAACATTCTTTTTACAGAGTCAAGAAACCTCTTTGGAAGGAAGAAAAATAAACTTTTTTCATAATGGCAATTATAAGATACACAAATGATTCATCTATTAAGTATGCGTACTTAAACATCTTTCCAGATCAGTTTAAAACTACAAAGCAAAAGAAAGATGATAGTTGGGTTAAAAATACTATGGATTACTTTGCAAATCAATCATATGCAATGTATGTAAGGAACAGAGAAACGTTTGCAAAAAACTATGATCTAATGAAAGGGATTCTTCGTAGAGAAGACTTTTATCAAGAACCTGAAGTTAGAAGTTTTACTGATCAACTAGTAAGTGATATAGATCTTCCTGCATATGTAAAAATGTATTCTATTATAACAACTCCTGTGAATGAATTAGTAGGAGAGATATCTAAACGACCAGACTCTTTTAGAGTAAAAGCATTTGATGATGAAAGTCAAGCACAAGAATTACAATTCAAAACAGACACACTTCAGAAATATGTAATATCAAAAGTTAAAGAACAGGTAGTAGCAAAAGTTGCTATGACTGGACAAGATATAAGTGAAGAGGATATAGATAAACTAACATTTGAACAAGTTAAAGATCAATTAGATAGCTATACTTCAGTAGCAGAGAAATGGGCTAACCATGTCCTCACTGCACAGAAAGCAGATTTTAATATTAAAGAAAAGTCAGAAGAAGCATTTAGAGATCTTCTTATAACTGCTAGAGAGTTTTATCATATATATGAAGACAACTCTAAACTAGGTTATAACATTGAAGTTACAAATCCTAAAAATACATGGTTCTTAACTACACCAGATAAAAAATATACATCAGATCCTACAGGAAGAAAACAAGGAGCTTATGCTGCAGGCACAGTACAGGTGATGGAGTTATCAGAAATAATTGAAGCAGTTCCTGAATTAACTAAAGCTGAGATTGATCATTTAAGAACATCTTTACAAGACTATGGATTAATCAATGCAAGAGAATCTAATTTAACTAATGGTGTTACACCTGGTATTGATTCTATTACATATGATACATATGATCCTTTAGTATTACAGACTCGTATGATGATTGAGTCTGAAATGAAAGAGAATGACGATGGTTTAAGAGACTTTCTAGGATTAGCTAGTAATGTAAATGCATTTGGATATAAGTATGTTGTAATACGTTCTTATTGGGTTTCTAAAAAGAAGATAGGTAAATTAATATACATGGATGATCTAGGTAATGAGCAATCAGTACTAGTAGATGAGAACTATAAAAGTGGAATGATGCCTACAGAACAATCACTAGAGTGGGGTTGGATCAATCAATGGTATCAAGGAATTAAAATAGGTCCGGACATCTATCATGTTAAACCTTATAAATTATTAGATTACTGTCCAATTATTGGTACAGTGTATGAGCAAAAGAATACCGAAGCAAAATCGTTAGTAGATTTAATGAAGCCTTTCCAGGTTATATATAATGTTTGTATGAATCAATTATATAAACTACTAGAGAAAGAAGTTGGTAAGGTTCAACTAATGTCACTAAGACATATCCCTGTTCCAAAAGATGGAGATGCACAAGATGCTCTTGATGTATGGGAAATGGAAGCTCGTAATAGAGGTGTTGTATTTGTAGATGATAGTCCAGAGAACTTAAAAGCTCCAAGTTCATTTAATCAATTTACTGCATTAGATCTTACACGTACACAAGAAATACAATCAAGATATACACTAGCCCAACAAATGAAAATAGAATGTTGGGAATTAATAGGAATGTCTAAACAGCGTATGGGTAATGTATCTGCATCAGAAACAGCTACAGGTACAAATACAGCAATGCAACAGAGTTACTCTCAAACAGAGCCTCTATTTGTTGCACATGAGTATGTAATGGGTCAACTATACCAAGCAATTGTAGATGCTGCACTATATACAGAAAGTTCTAAGCCACAATCTACTCTTTCATATATAACTAATGAAGGTGAATCTGCATTTGTACAAGTTAATGGTACTGATTTATCATTACGTGATATTCAAGTATTCTTAACTAACAGACCAGAAGACACTCAAATGTTTAATGAGCTTAGACAATTATCTCAAGCTGTTATTCAAAATGGTGGTACACTTTATGATATTATTGAATTATATAGTACTAAGTCTATGAGAGAGATGAAAAAGACTTTCAAGGATCTTAAAGATAGACAAGAACAGCAACAGCAACAGCAGATGGAGCTTCAACAGCAACAACAGCAAGCTCAACAGCAACAAGCTCAAGCAGCATTAGAGCAAGCTAAGCAGATGGCAATGGAAGAACAGGTTAATGAAGATAGACAAAATGAACTAGATAGAGTTAATAAGAAAGAAGTTGCTCTTATTAATGCTATGGCTAAAGGTCCAGAAATAGTTGGAGCAGATTTAGACAATTCAGGATCACCTGATATAGTAGAGCTATCTAAATTAGAAGCTGAAACTAATAAAGCTAATAGAGATTACCAAGGTAAAATGGCAGAGATCCAAAGTAGAAATTCAATGGCTCAACAAAAACTACAATTAGAAAGAGATAAAATAAAATTAGCTCGTGAGAACCAAGCTAATGATCTAGCTGTAGCAAAACAAAATGCAAAAGGACGAAATAAATAACTAAATAATTATTCTCATTATAAAGTGAGAATAGTTAATGCTATATTATCTCGAATATTTATAAAAATATATAAATAAAGTTTTGTAAATCAATATGACTGAATTAACTTTACAGTCATAGTAAGTAAAACCAAGATTTTAACAAAAAATAACTACATATGTCTGATAATTTACAGCCACAAGCTAACTTTGGTATACAAGACACCATGAATATGGGTGCCGGTGATACACAATTATTGAATGATCTACTAGCTCCAGAAACTGCACAAGCAGATCCTGAGTCTGTAGAACCAATAGTAAAAGAAGTTAAAGATACAATTCCTGCAAAAACAGCAGCTAAGGGAAAAGAAATTGTTCCTCCTCTTAGTCCAGACGGAAAAACTGATGAAGAAAAACAAACAGGGGAATCCCTAATTGCTGACTTCCTAAGTGATGATCCGGATGATACTGAAGAAGAATCAATTGAAGAAGCTCCATTAGTTAAAGAACCTGAAGATATTCTTGATCAAGTAGAAACAGAAGAATCTGAAGATGCTGCAACTGCAAACTTTGAAGCACTCTCAAACGATCTTTTTGATCTTGGAGTATTTAACAAAGAAGATGAAGAGGAAGTTTCTATATCTACCCCTGAAGAATTTCTAGCTCGATTTGAATCTGAAAAGAAAAAAGGAGCACAAAGTTTAGTACAAGATTTCATAGGTCAATTTGGAGAAGATTATCAACAAGCCTTTGATTCTATCTTTGTAAAAGGAGTAAACCCAAAAGAATATTTTGGAACATACAACCAGATAGTAAATTTCTCTGAAATGGATCTATCAAAAGAAGGTAATCAAAAATCAATTATGCAACAAGCATTAGCTGATCAAGGTTTTGAAAAAGAAGACATAGGTAAAGAAATTGAAAGATTACAAAATTACGGAGATCTAGAATCTGTATCTACTAGACATCACAAGGTGCTAGTTAAAAAGGAAGCTGCAAAGCTTTCAAAACTAGAAAAACAGTCTCAACAAGAGCTACAAGCAAAGAGCCAAATTAAGGATCAGTATGTAACTAATGTACAGACAATACTTTCTGATAAAGTAAAAGATAAAGAATTTGATGGTATACCTATCAATTCTAATTTAGCAAATGAACTACAAGACTTCTTATTAGTAGACAAGTGGAAAACACCTACTGGAGACACCCTGACTGACTTTGATCGTGCTATTTTAGATATGAAAAGACCTGAGAATCATGAATTAAAAGTTAAAGTGGGATTACTCCTAAAGATGTTAGAAAAAGATCCAACCTTGGCTTCTATACAAAGAGCAGGTGTGACTAAAAAATCTAACCAGCTATTTGGAGAAGTTGCTAGACAAGTAACTAAATCAAAAACAGTTGCTTCTCAACAGAAAACAACTAGTAAAAAGAAACCAAATTCATGGTTCTTATAATAATTATTAATTAACAAAAAACGAATAAAATGGCAATTCAAACAATTCCAGGTTTAACTGGCTTTACTTATGCACGTGTAGCGTCTATGGATGCACGAGCTGTAGGTAAGCTGACAGATGCGAACCACCTAGAGTCCTTTCACTCTACTGAGCCTGCAGACTATGATAAAAAGATTATCAGTCTGTATACTCAATCTTCATTGTATAGCAATGATTTTCTAGACATGATTAACAAGAGTACTCCTTATTACATTGACACAAACTCAGATGCGTGGAAGTGGAATATAGCTGTACCTTACAAATTCCCTAAAATTATTGACATTCCAAAATCTACTAAAGATATCATTGCTGGTACTGGTAAGGTTGGAATTGATGGTCAAGAGTTTGAGCTTATATTAAGTTCTAACGAGTTCTCTAAGAACGCTATCATCTCTGTAGGAACACGTCAATATGGACCACGTTTTTACGTGATAAAAGATCCACAACCATGGAACATGGGATGGATTTACAAATTTACATTAGTAAGTGATAACCCAACAGTAGACTTCGTTAATACTACATTTTTAGCACAAGGTGTTGAATTAGAATTAGTAGATGCTGCAATTGGAGAATTTGATCAAGACTTATTAGGTCTTCCTAGATTAGGTGAAGAAATCACTATGTTCGAATCATTAGGTTCTGCATATGGTTATGAGCACAAAATTACGGAATGGGCTGATGATAAAATGTTAAGAGACTCTTCTGGGAAACCATTAGATATTTTAGTATATGCACCACAACAACGTAATCAACTTCCTTTAAGAAGAGAAGACGTTAAATGGGAACCGTTCATTGAGTTCTGGATGCGTAAGTCTATGTTAGAATTAAAAGTTAAACGTATGATCTGGGCTTCTCCAGGTACGGTTAAAACTAATGGATCTAAACAAGAATTAAAAAGAACTTCTGCTGGTGTATACCACAGAATGAGAAATAATGGAAACTTAGTACAGTATAACAGAGGTGAATTCTCTGCTAACTTAATACGTGCAGTTTTCGGTGATCTATTCTATCGTAGAGTGGATGTTAAAGATCGTAGAGTTAAAATGTATACTAATGAGGCTGGATTCGATGTATTCCAACAAGCTCTTAAAGATGATGCACTTAATTCAGGTCTTACTTTCATGGCAGATTCTGGAAACAGATACATGCAAGGTGAAGGACAAAACATTACTTATAACTTTGCTTTCGATGCAATGGTTACGAGAGAAACAGGTCGTGTTGAATTGGTTCACTTAAAAGAACTAGATTTACCACAAACTAATTTAGAATTTGGACAAAACATGAAATCTACGCCAGTATTTATGGTGTTTGATGTTTCTCCATTATCTGATGGTGCAATGGTAAATAATATCCGTGAAGTTCGTATGCAAGGTGCTCCTTCTATGACTTGGGGTTATATTGATGGTACTCGTTCCCACTTAGGCTTTGCGAAGTCTCAAGGAATGCAGTCTGCTAACAAATTCCCAGGATATGAGTTATGGATGAAAGATCGTTGTGATGTATTCATTGAAGACTTATCTAGAACTGTGTTAATTGAAGAAATTCCACAATTCTAAATATATAAGATAGGTGAATTTAATGTTCACCATTCTCAGAGAAGTGTCCCCTCACCCACACTGTCCCTCCTCAGAGGGGACATACTTCTCTAACTTGAGTACTGGATTAAGTTCCTACCTGTTCAATCAGAGTACTCTACAAATTATAAAACCAAAGAATTAATTAATAAAACTACATTATGGGTAAATTAGGTAAAATCTCTACGATAACGAGAGTATACAACAATACACAAGTTCAAACTTTACAAAGTGGTCTATCAAAGGCAGGTATGACAAGAATTCCTGGAACAGGAGTTTTTAAATATCCTTACAAAGAATTAGATGGTAAATACAGAACAGGGCTAGATCCTGATGCTGGTTATATCAGAAGAATTCAAGATCCAACTGAAAAAGAACTTGAAATAGAAAGAGTAACTGCTCTAAAAGATAAGCTACAAAGTGTATTAGGAGATATTGATTTAGGACCAAGAGCAAAATTCTGGAACTATGGATTATCTACAGGAGTAAATGATTCACTTCATGTTAAAGCAGTAAAGCTTTTAGATGGTGATAATATGTATGACTTAGATGTACCAATTCAAGAGATTTCTTTTGCTTGGTTAAGAGTTCATCCAACTATTGCATCCTCATACCAAGCATGGGAAAGAGGAGAATTTCCAGCAGATACACAGTTTTATGTTGTTAATGATGAGATAGAAAGTCAACTAGTTTATAAAAAGAAGCAACTTATTAACAGAGCTATCATCAAGTTTGATGGCATGAGTATAGAAAAGAAAAGAAAAGTTGCAAGACTTCTAGGATTACCAGTAACAAGTGACTCTAAAGAAGAAGTAGTTTATAACTTAGTAGACAACATGTTAAAGCTAACAGAAGTAAAAACTGGAAACTTCCAAGGATTAAATCCGATAGAAGTATTCAACAGATTTGCTGACATGAAAGAAAATTTACTCCATATTAAAGATTTAATTAAACAAGCTATACAACATTCAATCTATAGACTTAAGCCAAGTGGCAAGGTTTATGAAGGAGAATACGAAGTAGCAATGGATGAAGAAGAATTAGTAAAATATTTAATTGATGAAGATCATCAAGATGATTTACTAGTACTTGAAAAGAAATTGAAATCTAAGAAACTAGCTGCGGTATAAGTAGCTAGTTTTTATAAACATAGTTAAATATGATACCAGTAGATAGTTTATTATACAAAATAGATCAAAAACTAAATAAACTATCAACTAACGAGCACCAACAGATTGCATTAGAAGACAAAATCTTAAGCTTGAATGAAGCTCAGATTAAGTTGATAAAACAAAAAGTTGATGGTTTTAGTGTTCCTAGCCGATTAGGTTATGACTCTTTTAAGAAAAGGTATGAGGATTTACAGAATCTAGTTGTAGATTTTACAAATCAACCATTACCGTTAGTGGAATCTAACAAAGAATTACATCAATGGGATGCTGACTTAACTGTACTTAAACCTAAGTATATGTTTTATGTAGACAGTTATGTACTAGCAAACAAAGGTAGATGCAAAGATCGGATAATATGGATTAATAAAGATCTTAGTAAACATGGAGACTTATCTCTTTTACTAAACAATGATCATTATAAACCAAGTTTTGAGTATCAAGAAACTCTGAATGGAATATCTTCCTCTGCAATAAGTGTATACACTGATGGTACATTTACCCCCACAACTATACAAATTATGTACATGAGATATCCTGTCTATATAAATAAGGCAGGATACATCATGTTAGATGGAACTCCATCAACTAACGTAAATTGTGAACTAGAACTATATCTAGAGGATGAGATTGTAGATTTAACAGTTCAGAATCTAGCTATGTACACAGAGAATGCTGCTGCTGTACAAAGTGCCCAATTTAGAATACAAACAAATGAATAATAATATAACCCTTAAACACAATAAATTATGAGTACATTCGCGTTAACCACGTTATTCGTGGTGCCAGTAGGTCAGACAGCTCTGCCTAGCACTGGTTCGACTCAAGACCTTACAAAAGGTCAAGTAGGATTTTACAAAAGTGATTATGCTGTAGCAACTGCTGCAAACATAGCTGCTTCTCCGTATTTTTACGTAGCACAAGGTAGAGAAAACACCTACCTTCAAGGATCTAAAAGATCTGACAAAATTAAAGGCTGCCCATCTGGGTCAGGCTGTAACTCTAACGTAACTGAGTGGTATAAAGCTTCTGGGTGTTCCCAAGCTGCTAACCAGATTACTGACGTTACAGACTTTAAAGTAGGATGTGGTGAGATAGTCACATTAACATTACGTGCTTTTTCTTCTTACATTAATACTTTATACTTCAACGGATTTACACGTTCAGTAACTGTTAACGCTCCATGTTGTGAGTGTGGTGGTGATGTGTGTACTGATGTAGATGTTAATGCATTAATCAATTCACTTATCGTTAAGTTAGAGCAATCTGCTCCTGGCGATAATCCAGACAACGTATCTTTCAAAAGTTTCTTTACATTTGAAAACGTTGGTGGAACAAAATTAAGAATACATGGTAAACCATTAACTAAATATGGACAACCTTGTGATGTTGCTGCATTCCCATTTGAATATGACAGAATGTATTTCAACGCATTTATTTATGATGGACCAGCTACAACTGCTGACTTTATCGTTGCTGATGCTTGTAACATTGTTGCTACATCTTCTATAATCCAAAATGCTACTTATCCTTCTGGATTAGCTGCTGAATGGAAACAAGCAGAAATCAATTACTATAGCTACCAAGCTGGGTATTTAAAATCTCTATACAGAATGGGAGGATACAATGAGAACTTTGAGTCTTATGTAACTGACGGAGTTGTATATGATAGCTACTATATCAGATTCAATGAATATGATAGAGGTGCATATCAATGGGGTGATTTTATCCATCAAGATTCTATCGTAATGATAGCCGTACCTAATGCTGACACTGATGGTGGAAGTGGTATAGCTGCTGACGTAGAAGCTGTTTTAGTTGCTGCTCTTGGTGCTGTTGTTGATAATAATACTTGTATTACAACTACAACTACTACAACTGCTGCATAAGGAATAAACTACCTAATACAATACTAACCTAATCTAATACCAGAGAGGCGAGGATAACGCTCAATCCTCTGGTATTTTTTTTTAAATAAAACTTATGGCAGCCAATTTTCAGTTAGATCTTATTGTCCCTCCTAGCTATAGTGTAAATTTACTTGCTGTTACAGATGCGTCTATCTATCCAGATGACCCACCTCTTGTATCATCACCAAGTATTGAAATTCAGGTCCCAACATTTGGAACCAAGATATTACCTTTTGTACCTTTAGAGACAAACATTTTTGCATCAGATACTTTAGGTATTACTGAAGCTGGATGTAAACAAGCACTACCAGATGGTATTTACCATTTGAAGTATTCTGTTGCACCTGCATATCTAAATTATGTTGAGAAAACAATCATGCGTATAGACAAACTTCAAGAAAAGTTTGATAGTGCATTTTTAAAACTTAATATGATGGAATGTGCAAGTGAATTAAGAACACAATCAAGTGTAACATTAAATACAATTAATTTCTTTATTCAAGGCTCTTTAGCAGCTGCTAATAATTGTGCTGAGAAAGAAGCATTAACACTATACAATCAAGCTAGTGATATGCTTGATACATTTATAAAATCAAACTGTGGTTGTACAGGAAACAACTATAGAGTAAACTTCAGATAATTATGGCCCAGTGTGCAGGATGTGGAACTAAGGTGGGATGTGCGTGCAGATTAAATAATGGTCTATGTGCCAGCTGTCGAGCTAAATTAAAAGAAAAGCAAGGTAAAAAGTAAGATATATGTTATCACCAAAATTAACCAATTGCAAAGGATGTGCAGACATTCCTGATTTACTTAGAAGAATAGACTGTAAATTAGCAGAGCTAGGTAACAACTTATACAACAATGTTGTATTTATGTTGAATAGACCCATAGCGGTTACTGATATATCACAACTTTTAGTATACAAACGTGTACTAATGTTTAGATATTGTGATACACATTATGCAACTAGATGCCCAGAGATAAGTACAGAGGATATTGCTAGCAAGGTTATTCGTCTTACTGCTGGTTGTGTTTCATTATGTAATGAACCAACAGTATGTGAGATAACTACATGTGCTATTAAGCCATGTCCTAATCCTACAACTACTACTACTAGTACATCTAGTACAAGTACAACTAGTACAACCTCTACAAGTAGTACAACAACAAGTACAACAACAATTAACTGTAACTTTACTGGTGTAATTGATTGTAGTATTACAACAACAACAACCACTACACCTCCTCCTACTACTACAACAACAACCAGTTATTTCCCAGATGCATTTGGTATACCATGTTTATGGTCTACTAATGGAGGCAATCCAGGAAATCTAGCTGTATATAACTTTGATACTAATACGGCTACTGAAGTATTAGTTCCTAATGACTTTACTACTACAGTAGGTATTGAAAGACCTATATGTGCTACAGAAGATAAATTATGGTTAGCTAGTGTACTTGATCAAGGATCTAATTCAAATCATAATGACGATGTTGTATATATTAGAGAGTGGAATATAGATGGAACTACACCAAATGCTCCTACACTAACTTATGTAAGAGAAATAACAGTTTTAATAGGACAATACTCAGGAGCTAATCTTGGAGGTACAGCTGTGCAGGCTATGACTGCTATAAGTAATGATAGACTTATTATTGGAACAGGTAATCTAGATGGACAACCCTCAGGTACTGGTGGAAGTGGTAGTATATATGTTCAAGAATTTAATATTGCTTCTGGAGGAAATATTACAATTTCCGGAAATGATATGTCTTCTAGCTGGGCAGCTGCTGGACAACCTAATGCAGCTAAATTGAGTAATCTTACTTATACAAACTCAGGGCAACTTGTATTAGGATATAGAACAGATCTTCGTCCTGATGGATCTGGTTCAGCAGGTAATGTAGGTAACTACTTAAGAGTATTCCCTACAACTCCATCTGATCCTGACTTTTCTATAAATAATACGGCAATTCAAATTATAAAACTTCAGGAACAAGGATATCCAGAATTTACAAATACTTATGTAGGACCAAAAGATGCACCTTTCTGGGGTGTAAATGGATTAGCACAAGTATTACAACCAGAAACTCTGAATGTATATACTCTAGATCAGTTACCTCAGCAAACTTTTCCTGGAGGATATCAATTATCATTGACTACTAATGTAAGTAGTTCTAATGATTGGTTAAGTTCAGCTACAAATTGTTCTAATATTGAATTTAGTATACTTGACTCTCCTGACTGTGGTCTTACTTATTTCCCTCCATTCTTTGAACTTGGTAGTCAGACTTATCTTGGACCTCAGACATTCCAATATGCTGGAATGACATGTACAGCAAGTCTATCTAATACTTTAACTTCTGTTAGGACTGGTCTACCATCTAATATGGGTATGGAGTTTTTAGGATGTAGTGGACTTGTGAAACCACAATATCCTGGGGTTGGAGTAACTAAAAGTGTTATTGTACAAGGTAATGACTTTAGTATTACAATAGATTTCCCTCAACCAGTTAATAATATTCCAATTAGAGCTGGTGTTTTAAATAGTACTACAGATGGTACAGGAGGAGATGTATACTACGTAGATACTAATGGTGGACCTGTAACACTTTCTATAAATCAAGGATGTTTTGCTCAAGTTAATGGTAACAGACTATTTGGTGGAGTAGCAAATCCTCCAGGAGAACCAAATGCATATAGCAATGAAGGAGATGGAGAGTTTAAAGTTACTTCTACCAATAGCTTTACTTCTATGACAATATATGGTAATGCACCAACTGGTGGACCATTGTTCTTAGGATGTCCTCCAATAAATTGTGACAACATGTTCTTTATAGAACAAGGAGGTTCTTCTTGTAATGCTCCTGAAAATGCTGGACTTTGTCCAATACCACCAGTTGTTCCAATAAATCAAACTTCATTTACTAAAATGTATGTTTGGAATAAATTAACAGATGTGTGTACAGAAGTACCAACTCCAGTAGGTGAAGGATTTGCTTCTGGTGATACTGGAATAGGAGATAATATAATTGTAATGTCTTCTAACATTAACACCTCCAGTACCTTTAAAGAAGCCTTTATAAAATATACATACGATAATGTAAATGACGTTCCTGGCAACCTACAGTGGGATGGAGTACAATATGAGTTACCTACTGTCTGGAAAGATTATAACAATAATTCATTTATTCCAAATCTTGAGGTAATTGATGATCAAACAATAGGTGTAATAGTAACTACAAGTGTTGCTGCACCAGAATATAGAGAATCTAAATTCTTAGTTTGTACATTCCCTACAACTGGTACAGAAATGATAGTTGAAGAGAAATTTACTCTTTCAGCAGGACATATAGGATCTGGAGATATAGTAGTAACATATAAAGTAGATGGTGTAACACCGAACAAAGTTCTAGTGTTAGGAGGAGTAGATGTATTTGTAAATGATAATAATTTTCTAGATAGCATACTTGCAGTTCAACAATATGACTATGATACAGGAGTTCTAGAAGTAACTACAAGAAGAGATGACTTTGGAGTTGATCCAACAATGGGTGGTGCATACTTAGCTATAGTGGATGGAGAACTTTATGCAGGAGCTAACTTGGCATGTAAGATATCTTTTACTGCTCCATATGCGTGGACTCAACTAAATGCTAATGAGAGATCATGTCCTGCTGGTGGAGCTGGTACATTACCTGGATGTAGAAAAAGTGATGGGTTTATTATAGATCCTAATGTAACCACTACTACAACTAGTAGCACAACAACGATAATACCATCTGGTGTAAGAACAATATTCACTAAATTTTATCCTATTGTAACTAATAATTGATTATGAGATTAACGCAACACATATTAGATAAGATTGAAGAATTGAGATTACAATATCCCAATGCTACATCTATTGGATTTGGAAAGAAACAATCTAATGGTGTAGAAACTGGTGAGTTTGCTATTATAGTGGGAGTAAAAGAAAAGAAAGATACTTCTTTAATTCCTGCAAATGAGTTGCTTCCAGTTGAGGTTATTGTAAGTAATCAAAGCTTAAAAACAGATGTAGTAGAAGTATATGAAAACTTTGTATTAGGAACATGTTCTTCTAGTTGTGGTAACATAAATCCTGGAACAAACAATGCAGCTAATAGAGCTACTGTAAGACCTATTCAAGGAGGAACTTCCATGTCTAGTAGAAACAATAATACTACAGTGGGAACTTTGGGAGGTATAGTACGTCATACAGATAGTGGGTGTACAGTGGGATTAACAAACAATCATGTTAGTATAAGTGATGCATTCTTTACAACTGCTAGAGATTCAAACGGTATTCTAGAAAATGATTATGATCCAGTAAACCGAGTTTATCAAAATGGAGAACAAGGAAGTTCTACTCCTACTTCATTAAACTTTGGAGTAAGTCTAAGATATGTTCCTATACATCCTTTAAGTACAGGATTAGTAAATCAGGTAGATGCAGCTATATTTTCTATTGATGAGAGTGCATTTTCAATATCACAGTCCTGGAATCAAGTAGGGCTAGAATCTATACTTGGAAACAACGCTCCACCTTTTGCAAGTACTACTGAACTAGATAATTTACTAGCTACTAATCCTCGTGTTTACAGTTCTGGAAGAACAACTGGAGCAAAAGGATTTACTCCTGATTGTCCTATGACAATACATCAAACAGGTGTTACTATTAACTTAGAATATAAACTACAAGGAGTAGGTACGTTATGTCAATTTAGCAGATCTATTTCATTTATAAAACCAACTCAAGAAGAACCCAATGCTCAAAACCCTAGTTCAGTTTGTCCTAATCCTATATTTAGTGGTGACTCAGGATCTTTCTTACTAGCAGATATAAATGGAACTATCAAGATAATAGGAATATGTTATGCTGGTAGTGCGAATGCTTCAGGTGTAGCTATTATAGGTTATGCATGTAGAATAGATGATGTAGCAACACAATTAGGAATAGAACAATATGTAGATACAGCAACAAATGCTGGAGTAATGGTAGATCCAACTACTGTTGAATATAGAACTATAGCAGGTGCGAGTGATGAAAAGTTTATTTTATGTGAAAACGAAGAATACTGGCAAGTAGGATTTACAGGTAGTTTATTAAATAACTGTGTTGCTGAAACAACTACTACTAGCACATCTACGAGCACTTCTAGTACTACAACTACAACAACTACACCTGTACCTACTACAACTACAACAACTACCCCTGTGCCTACTACCACTACTACAAGTAGTTCTACTAGCACAAGTACCTCTACTAGTACATCAACTAGTACCAGTACAAGCACATCAACTAGTACAAGTACAAGTACCAGTACGTCAACTAGTACCAGTACGTCTACTACTAGTACCAGCACTTCTACTAGTACAACAACCAGCACTACTACTTTAACACCAACTACTACAACTACTACTACAACCGAAAAGATCTTTAATTTGGACTGGAGTATAGCTGGAAGTCCTCAACCGGAGTTTAGTGGTGGTACACTTATAATATTAAAAAATAGTATTGAAGTTCTTAATGAAACTATAGATTCAACAACTCCTTCTAAGAGTGGGGTGATAACATATATTAATGGTGACTCTTTTAATTTCAAACAGGTTACTACCAATTCAAGTGGTGGTACTTTATCAATTGATCATCAGAGAAGTGGTACTCCTTCTGCAAGTATTCCTACACTTCCTGAAACTCAATTTGTAACTACTGGTAATTCGTTCCAATCAACTAGTACTGCTACTCTCGGAGCTTTTGATTCTACAGTGGCTTTTACATCGATTTCTACTGTGGCAGTTAATGGATCAGTAACTGTAAATTATGCAGATGCCGGAAATCAGAGTTTCTATTCAATTATAACAAACCAATCTGGAACCCAGGTATTCTTAGCAGTATCTGATCCTATAGATAATGGTACTACAGCTGTAAACTTTATAATTGGTGATCAATACCAAATAGAAACTTATTATGAAGCTACACAACCTGGTCCTCAAAGAACTATTACTCAATCTGGATCTGGAGCAGGAATGTCTCCATTTGCTGATAGTCTAACAGGTAATGTTAACACTATAATAGGTCCTAATACTAGTACTTTTACCCCAACGACAGATTCTTCTGCTATAATAATTAGTATAAATCAAAATTAAACAAATAAAATAATAAAATTATGTCAACACAAAATTGCTCAAATTGTTACAACGGCTGTACTGAAATTACTTCAGACAAGTGCGTTAAATATACAGGAGTAGATGTACCTATATTAGGAATAAAGAATGGAGATTCTTTATCTTTTGTAGAACAAGCTCTTATTACTTTTTTAGGTGCTGCTTTAGATGGCACAGGAATACTTCCTGTAGTTCCTGCATCAGATATATGTCCTGTAGTACAGGCTAATCTAGATGATTGTAATCCTCTATCCTTAAATAATTATCTTGTAGGTATAATAAAAACTATTTGTATATTAAATGAACAACTAGAAAATATACAAGGTGGTGCACCTAATGGTGCATATACTTTAGAATGTGTTACAGGAGTTCAAAATCCAAATAGTACATCTGATGTACTACAGCAAACTATAGTAAAGTTATGTGAAGTTGAGCAATCACTAAACACTTTTATTACAGATGTTACAAATAACTATGTACAAATTGTTGACATAAATACATACATAGAAAACTATTTTAATACTAATCCTGAGCAACAATTACTTAGTAATAGAATGGTTCCAGGTTCTGCTCAAGCTTACTTTGGAGCATTAACACCGTTTGATGCATCAGGTGCAGGTATAGGTATATGGAACAGAATATTTCTATGTAACGGAAACAATGGTACACCTGATTTAAGAGGAAGAGTAATAGTTACTGTAAACTCTGCTGAAATGGGTGGAGGAACATTAGATAATGCTGTTAATCCTTCTTTAGTTGGAAACCCTGCTTATAATATAAATTCTCAAACAGGAACTAATCAAGTTACTTTATCTATACAACAAATGCCAGGGCACGGTCACACAACAAATACAGGTACAAATACAACTGGAACATCAAACCCTGCAACTCATAAACACCAAATGTTAGTTAAACCAGGGGTGATGGGCCAACCTGGAAATACTGATTATTCTAATCCTGGAGGAAAGGGAGAAGGTGGTAGAAGAACAATGGATGCTGGTGTTGCTGGTTCTGGTAGTTATAACGCAGCATATACAGAATTAGAAGGACAACACAATCATGCAATAAGTATTGATCAAACTGGTGGAGGATTATCACACGATAATTACCAACCTTCATACTCAGCATACTATATTATTTATTTACCTTAATACTAAAAACTATGGCATACTTATCTACAAACCCTTGTTGTACAGATATAACACTAAATTCAACTTGTGGGTGTTCAGGCACTACAACTGCTGATCCATGTAAGACTGGAGTACACTATTCAAAATCTATTACATATAATGGACCTACGTTACCTTGTTCAAATGTGCAACCTTGTGATGATTTAAACGTTGCTTTGTCTAAAATTGACGAACTTCTTTGTATATTGAAGACTCAACAAGTAACAAATACATCAGACATTGCTAATATTAAAGAACAAGTGATACTGATAAATCAAACATTAAACACCTGTTGTGCATCATAATGGAAGCATTTATAAAACTAACAACTGCAGGAAATAATACTGGACCCTTCAATCTTTTTTCAGATGTGAATGGGTTTACTACTGTCTTTGAATCTGGTATAACTAAAGCTTCTTTATTAGCTGGTTACACTAGTACTGTAGTTCCTGACTTTACTACTGTGATAAAGGTAACATCAGATTCATTATGTACAAATAGTTTTGATATTATATTACAACAACCAACAACAACAACTAGTACTAGTAGCACAACAAGCACAACAACGACAATACCATAATTATGGCTTTAATAGAGATAACATTAACAATAGACGGACAAGCAGGACCATTTGATTTATTTTCAAATGTAGATAACTATGTAAACCCTTTTGAAACACAAGTACCTGCTGCAAGTTTAACTGGTGGATATATAACATCATTAGCTCCTCCAAATACTTCTATTGTTAGAATTTGCTCTACAGGCGTTTGTACTAATTGTATAGATGTTCCTACTAATTGTCCTACCACTACAACAACAACTAGTTCCAGTACTTCCACTACTACAAGTACTTCAACATCAACATCAACAACTACTACAGAAGTACCACCAAATAGATTTAACTGGGAGCTTATAACAAATACACCAGGATCATTAATTGCAGCCGACCCACAAAAATCTACTTTAACAGTTACTGTTAATGCAGTTGAAGTGGTAAATGTAGCTATTACAGGAAGTGCATCTTCAGCAAGTGGTTCAGTAGATATACTACCAGGAGATATTGTAGCTGCTAACATCTTTACTCAAAGAGAGGGTATGTATAACTTTATTCATACAATAGTAGAAGATGGTATATTCTATCAACCACAAGATGAATGTCTTGACTGTTTTGACGATTACACTACTGTTATGTCTCCAAACTTTGTAGGAGCAGGGGTAGATGTAGATTTCTCTTTTGTAGCTGATACGTATAAAGAACTTACTACAACAACTACCACAACTATAGCAGCAACTACAACAACAACTACAAGTAGTACCTCTTCAACAACAACAACAACTACAACTTGTGATTGTTCATTAAATGGTGCAAGTGTAACTCTTGTAAGTGGCTCAACGACAACAACAACAACTCTTCAACCAACAACTACTACAACTACTACTAATGCTGGAGCAAATATTCCAGGATTGATCTCTACTTTATTTACATCAAACCTTGCTGTTGGTATTTGTGAATATGCAGTAAATCAATTTGTTTGGAAAACCGGAACGACTACTGTTGCTTTTGGTGATTTTCTTTTCACTCAATCTGGAGGGTCTGTCGGTAGTGTATTTGATGGTGACTCTAAATATTGGCATGCTAATTTTGATGGAGATAGCTATATAGTAAAAGTAAATAGTCTTGGTGAGATTACATATGTAACTAATTGTAACCCTTAAAATTAATTTATAATGGCAAACAACATAATATTTAATATAAAACTTACCAGTGCAGGAAATTGTTCAGGACCAGTTGATCTTTATTCAGATGTAGATAACTATGTAACAGCATTTGAGAGTGGGGTTTCTATAACACAATTAACAAGTGCATTAGGTTACAACACAAGTAATGTTCCAGCTGGAACTATTATTATAAGAATACAAAATGCTAATACTAATCATGCTTGTAATGATAACTATGTAGATGTTTCACTTCCTGGAACTGAATATACAGAAGGATATTTCTTTGATAGTACACCTTATGCTTCATCTGGTGCTGGATGTATTGCTGGAGATGATACTGATAGTCAATACTTTCATAATGGTATTGTTATAGGAAATTTATATATACCACCGGAAGGAAGTTTCTTATATGATTTTAGTGATCCAGTGGGAGCAACTTTACTAAACTTAACACCAGGTTGGTATGGAATAGCAAATGATACAAACATACCTGTCGAAGCAATGATATTAATAGGAGCAAATGGATATGAAGTTGAATGTTGTAATGTTCTATGTCCATAACAATAAAAATATAAAATGGCAATATTAATACAAGCTAGTAGTGTAGGAAGTGATGCAGGACCTTTTAACTTGTTTTCTCAAGTAAATGGATTTACAGAATCTTTTGAAACAGGTATAACATCTCTTCAACTTCTTGTAGGGTTTGTTTCATACAATGTCCCTGCAGGTACTACAGTGGTTAGAATTCAATCTTCTAATGATGATTGTAATTCTTTTGTAGATGAACCTATAGATACACCTCCTGTTTGTCCAAACACTGTTCCTGTTTTTCAGATATGTAATACTAACTCATCAATGGATGATAACTTTAATATACTTTTAAACGGAGTTACAATAGGATCTGTTGACCTAAGTCAAAATGCTCAAGTAGGAGCAGTATTTATTGCTAGCACTACTCCAGTAACTTTAACTGAACCAAACTTCCCATGTCCTTTAGGTGGTATGCAATTATTCTTTTTTGATCCAGCTTTAATATCTTATAGAAACCATATAGAAATGGTAAATACACAAAATAACGGAAATGGTAATCTAGGAAACTTAGCAATAAGTAACTACGATTTAGCAGGTAGTATATTATCAAATCCATGTCTCGTAAATACATTTCAGTTTAGTGGAAGTTCAGGAGATAATTTTAGTTTTACTTGGATTTATGATCAATGCTGTCAATCACAACCATTACTTTAAAAAGTTCTCTTTTGTTGGTTTTAGAGAACTTCTCCCAGGGGCAAAAGCCCCTAGGGAGTTTTTACATATAATCAGATTAGTTATAAAGAATAACTCTCATGGTTAAGTTTTTTATGTTTAGTCAAATAATTTATCTATCTTTACAACATTTACTAATTAAATACAGGACAAATGGCTGAAAATCAAGGACTTCTTAATGAGTTAAAATCATTATTAAAGCGAAAAAGAAGCAAACAGTGGTACGCAGAACAACTGAAAATAACACTGTCTGAAGTAAATGAATTATTAAAAGAGATGAGGGGGAAGAATGTAGATGAAGGAGAGCAGTTTTTAGACAGTGAACCAACTCATAGTAAAGAATTTGAGCAGGCATTGCGGAAAGTAAGTAACGATAAAGGAACAATAGAAAGTACAATAACTCTTGACTTTGAACCAAAGAGTGATATAGAGTTAGCAGAGTTACACAAGATAGATCTAGAAAAGTATATAATTACTAACTACTGGTCTAAAGTACTTCCAACTGGAAAGTTTACATCTTCAATCTTTTCTAAAAGAAAAGGTCCAGAAGATTACACAGCTGATGATTTCAGCAAGTTCTTAGAGAACTATAAATCAAACTACATTCCTATCTCTTCTCCTAAACTAGATAATGATAAATCTCTTGTAGATATTGAACTATCTTTATCTGATTACCATTTAGGTAAACGATATGTTGATGGAGATAATGATCCAGAGACCAGAGCTACAAGGTTTGTACATATAGCAGAAGCTTTAACACATAAAGTTAGATCTGTTTACGATATAAATAAAGTAGTGTTTCCTATATCTAATGATTTCTTTCATACTGATAATTATCAAAACACTACAACTAACGGTACTCCACAAGATATAATCTTAGATTATGCTTCAGAGTATGAAATGGGATTTAATATTCTAGTAGATACTATTAAGATGCTTAAGACTAACTCTAAGCATGTTGAAGTTATTCTAGTACAAGGTAATCATGATAGAACTAAATCATATTATTTAGCTCATGCGTTAGATATATTCTTTAAGAATGATAAAAATATATCATTTGTTAGAGAGGAAGGATTAATTAAAGCTACTGTAGTTGGTAGTACTTTTATTGGTTTCCATCATGGTAACTGTAAAATTGATGCTTTGCCTTTATTATTTGCAACACATCCTGTTTATAGTAAATGGTTTGGAGATGCTACATATAGAGAAGTTCACACAGGTGATAAGCATCACTATATGGCTAAAGAGATAAAAGGAGTAAGAATACAACAAATGCCTAGCTTATCTGGAACAGATAGATGGCATAAAGATAATAATTTTGTACATAGTGTACGAGCTGCCTTAGCGTTAGTCTATGACTTTAAAGTAGGAAAGGTAGCTGAATTTGAAGAAAGAATATAGATATGGCAACAAAGTATGGAAAGCCTACACCAGGCAAAAATGTAAAAGCTCCTAAGATTCGTCCTTATAATATGAAGCGTAATTATATGAGAGAAGCTGATCAAATGGGAGGTATACAAGGATTCGGTAATTACAGAAAGAAAATATAAAATGGCAACATTAAGAAAATTAGTTTCAGATGTGCGATCTATGCACAAAATATTATCAACAGATGCACTTATCACAGATCGAGCAATCGCTTCTGAGGTTAAGAACAATGCTCAATTGCTAATTAAGAGAGAAACTAATTTAAGAAAACTATGGGCTAGTGATACATTGTTTACTACTATTCCTTGTTTAGAGATGAAGGAAGTACCCATCTCTGAATGTTGTGATTATGTAGATGAGTGTAGTGTATCACGAACTGTATTTAAGCTACCTAGGATATCTGAAGGTAACTATCAATATGTAATCCAAGGTGTTTATTCTATAGATGCTATGGGTGGTAGAGGTACTAAATTAAAAGAAATAACAATCAATAGATATATTAACCTATTAAAATTACCTATAGTAAAAAATGATTATTACTTTTGGATATCTAATGGATATCTTTATGTAAATAATCCTTTATTAAAAGCAATAAGGTTAGCAGCATTCTTTTTAGAAGATGTACCTAACGAGATCATGTATCCAGAATGTGGATGTGGAAGTCCTGAATATACAGATGAAGAGTATTGTAAAAATCCTTTAGATAAGGAATATGCATTACCTGGTTATTTAGAACAACAAGCATTATCATTAACTTCTCAAAAGTTATTGTCAACATATTTCCAAATTAAGGATGACATGAGTAATGAAGGCATAGATGGACAAGCTCCAAATGCTCAACCTACAAACTAGAACTATATATGTCAAGAGTAGCAGTTGACTGGAGAAGTGCAAGTAAAAGTAATTACGAGGACTTCTGTAAAAAGAACCCTTTAATCTCCTTAACTTTTGATGAGTGGAAAAATATTCTATATGCTTTCAATGAATCTTTTAAATACTACATCCTAGAGACAGGTGAAAAAGAAAAGTTACCTACTGGGTTTGGAGAGTTTTCTATTAATAAAAAGAAAAGAAGAAAAGTTAAAGGAGTTGATGGTAAGGAGTTTGTAAATCTTCCTATTGATTGGCAAAAGACTAAACAAAAGGGGAAAGTTATATATAACTTTAATTACCATACAGAAGGATATTTCTTTGGTTGGATGTGGTTTAAACAAACTGCTAGATTTAGAAACTCTGATCTATGGTATTTTAAACCTTCTAGAAGAACTTCAAGAGATCTTTCTCACTATCTAAAGGCAGACAACAAGTATCAACACACATATCATGAATGGAAAAAATAAGTTATGTCATACTATTATAAATACGATTTTGTATCCCCAGAGCCTCTATATGCAACAGTAAAAGAAGAACTTAAAAGTTACTTTGACACTGGAGCTGTAGATGATTTATTATTTCCTACCTACCTAGACAAATGTCTTAGGAAGATGGGTAGGACTACATTTCAAATTACTACTGAGATTTTGTTTATAGAAGACTTTCAAGCAAGACTTCCTGATAACTTTTATGCAGTAAGAGAAGCATGGATGTGTGCAGTAGTACAAGGAAATCCTTATCCTGCAGCATCTTCTTTATATACTCAAGCAGTTAATGCTACTACTATTCAAGTAGCTCCTTTAACAATAGGAGGAACTCCTTGTGATAATCCTTCATGTCAACATCCTAGTTGTGATGGTACGTGTATGCCTACAGTAGTACAGGCTGTATACAAAACAAATAGTGAAATTCCTAGATCCTGGAGAAGGTCTTACTTATTAAAACCAGGAAATATATCTGCACGTAAAAGTTGTAATTTATCCTATACTAATTCGTGGTCACAATTTAATCAATTAACTTTAGCAGGTCGTGAGTTTACACCTGGTGCTTCTTCCTTTGACTCTTTTGATATCAGAGATAATAACTTTGTAACAAACTTTAGATCCGGAACAGTACATCTAGTATTTTATGCAACAGATTATGATAAAATAGGCAATCAATTAATACCTGATAACTTTCGTGTTAGAGAATATATTGAAGCATTTATTAAATTCAAAGTATTTGAAACTCTTACAAACCAAACAGTAGACGAAACATTTAATCAATTACAAACTAAACTCATTTATCATAAACAGATAATGGATGAAGCTTGGATAATGGCAGAAACAGAACTTAAAAAAGAAACAGTTTATCAAAAGCAAAGAAAAATTATTACTGACTTAAATCGCTTCAACCAATATGAACTTCCAGATGCAAAATCTCAAGTATCAGGTAGGTATTCAAATAGACGTTGGAGACGTAATGGTTCTAATTAATACATATGGCTACTAGAAAAGAAAATGATGATGCTGCTTCAGGTTTAGCTGCTGCTAAAAAGAAAGCTGCAAGTGCTAAACAGATGGATGCTGCTCAAAAAGGTCAAGTTAGACTTGAATATGGGCAAGCTCAATCTGGCCTTAATATGGACAGTACTATTAATCAAGTACAACCAGGAAAACTTACTTATGCATTAAATGCTACTATAGAAAACTTTGATTCTAGTTCTATTAATTATCAGAATGAACCTGGGAATGAGCCATGTTTAACATTTCCTAGTGGTTATGAACTAGTAGGAAAGTATACTATACCTGAGAAAAAGAAAAATATATTCTTCTTAACAAATCCTACAACTGGTAATAGTGAGATTGGCTTTCAGTTTAATAATGATTGTCAATACCAGCAGTTAGTAGCTGCCCCATGTCTAAACTTTAACATTGATCATCCTATTCATAAGGTAGTCCACAGGATAACAAACTGTAGTACAGAAATATACTGGACTGACGGATTAAACCCTAGAAGATATTTAGATATAGATGATCCTCCCTTCAAACTTATAGCTGGTACTCCCACTTGCGATCCTGTATATAGTAACGATTTAGATTGTAATCAACTAAAGATTCAACCTAACTTTGATATTCCTCAATTACAAATACCTGAAGTAATTAACTTAGGTACTTTAACTGCAGGAACTTATCAGTTTGCAATTCAATATTCAGATTCAGTTGGTAATGATTTAACTTCTTATTATTCTGTTACTAATCCTTGTCCTATTGCTGATAAATTAATAACATCAGTAAACTTTAATTACCCTGTAGGAAAATCTATAAGAGTAGCTGTATCTAATTTAGATCAAACTGGACAGTTTCAGTATTTTAATTTAGCTGTAATTAAAACGATAAATGATATTAGTTCAGTAGAGCTGGTTGGTACTTATAATATAACAGAACCTGCACAAGAAATATTGTATACAGGAGCAGATGCAAGCCCTATACAATTATCTATGAGTGATATATTTGAGAAGTATCCATACTATAGTATTGCACAAGATGTAACATCTGTACAAGATACTTTAATATGGAGTAATCTTACATCTATAGATAGAATCAATTATCAACAGATAGCTTCTAATATTACACTACAGTGGGAGTCTTATAGAATACCTGCTGGAGAAAACTATTCAGATGAATATAATGCTACTAATTTACGTGGATACATGCGTGATGAGATATATGCATTTGAAATAGTGTTCCTTTTAAGAAATGGAAAACAAACAGATTCATTTCATATACCAGGTGCTGGTTATAACAATGTTTTTGCTGATGTACCAGAAACCAATGATGACTTTATAGGAGTTCCGGATACTTATATAAACGGTATAGGATATAGTCCTTACTGGAAAATATATAATAATGCTACAAACCTAGGATTTTCAGATGGATATGTATCAGATAATAACTACAAAGGACCTTATCAGTTTGGAGAGTTTGCATACTGGGAGTCTACTGAAAAGTATCCTTGTAACACAGATGTGTGGGGTAATTTAGCAGATGAATATATTAGACATCATAAGTTTCCAGATGTATTAGTAAGTCCTATCATGGAAAATGGTAATATAATATATGATAATGAAGGTCAGATTTTACCTACAATGCAAGATAATGCTGTATTTCCTATTGGTGTAAAAATAGATAATGATCAGATAGCTAATCTTATAATAAGTTCAGATCTTACTCAAGATCAAAAAGATGATATCATTGGGTATAAAATTGTTAGAGGTGACCGTAGTACTAATAAATCTGTAATTGCAAAAGGTTTAATAAGAAATGTAAACAAGTACAATAAACAAGATCAAGATTATTATTACCCTAACTATCCATATAATCAAGTTGTGGGAGAGGATCAGTTTATTCAAGAAAACAACAACGCATGGACTGACAATGCTAAGTCATGGCTTATATATATGCCAGATGAGGATCCACAGTTTCCTTGGTGGGTAGACTTTTTTGATATACCACCTCCCATTATTGATACTAATAAAGATGATGAAGGAATATATGCATATACTAGTTTAACTAATGGTAGAGAGGTTCAAGCAATTATAAAGGTTGGATGCGTTATAGAAGTGTGTTCTCCTACAAGACCAATAGCTTTAAAAGGTATTATGACTATAGGTCCTGGAGATTATGATGTGTGGGACTGTGATAGTAGTGGAGCCGAGCTTGCATGTGGTTGGAGATTAAATTGGTACAACCCTTTTAATAGACAGAACTTAGACCAAGATATACAGAGAGCACAATGGATGGGTGCTGGTGCAATTGTTGGTGGTACGTTTGGTACTGTAATTACTCAAGCATGGGAAGGAGACCCAGATCTTCTAAATACTTCTGACAATCCGTATAAACCTTGGCCAACGAACAAAGGAACATTCCTTGGTATTCCTTGTACACAAGTTACAATTGACCCTCAACCTACTGATAAGGCTCTGTTTTCAGATCCAGAAGGTCAGGAGCTTGGAGAAGGAGAGAGTCAAGGGGAGGGTCCAGATTATATTGGTCCAATTCCAGATTATGATGGAGAAGAAGCCTTAGAATGTCTAGGAGAAACAGGAGAGCCAGGTTTTGGATTTCCTCACTTTCCAACTCCTCCACTTAATCCTGATGAACCAAGTAGTCAGGGTGTGGATACATTGCTAGGTCAGTCGATTGGTAGTGGAAGTGAAGGCTTTTTAAATGGTAGTAATAGTAGACCTTTTAGTAGAAGATCTGGTTTAGGATGTGATCGAGAATTTCCTATGCCTATTTTAGGAGAGGAAAAAGAGACAATAAAAAGTCAAATATTTAACTCACCAGATACATCATTTGGACAACCTTTCTTAGGAGACATAATGAAGTTAGAAAGTGTAATGTTTGGAGCTGGTAAAGCTCACTTTGTAGAGGTAAAAGATAATGCTAAGTATAAACTGCTTTCTAAAGAAGCTCAACAAGATGCATTAAATAGTGCAGAAAGAGTAGCTAAAATGGGTGCTGGTGGATTTAATGCTGGTGTAATGTTTACAGTTTATCAGTCATATCTTACTATATATGTAAACGGTATTACTAGAAGAAACTATGGTCAATCATTTAATTCTATAGCAAACTATGATTATTCTTTTCCTATTGAAAATAATGTTAGTGGTGGGATCAAACAAAGACAACTAGATACTTCTAGATATCTAATACCAGGAGTACAATCTATATATCCTAATGATCCTCCTGTGAATAATTGGAACAGAGAGTCATCAGTATATATAAAAACAAGAGAAGATATATCAAGTGTTAATCCAACTGCAGAACCATTTCTTCTTCCTCATAAAACACCTAGTTTAGAAAATACTAATGGTGATCCTAGTATTGTAGAATACTCAAGATTTGGAATAGGAGAGTCTGGAAGTTGTGCAAAGCCACAAAAAGAACAAGATATAAAAGTAGTCTCGTATTATGGTTCTATGAAAAATTTGATACCTAATCAATATGGTCAAATAAATTCATTTTTAAGAATAGATACAGGCTATCAAAAAACTTTCGACATTACTCAATCTACTTCCTCACTTACAGGAACAGATACAATTTTTGGAGGTGATACATTTATATCTAGATTTACATTTAAAACTAAACTACCATTCTTTATAGATAATAGAGTAGGAGCACCAAATGATTCAGACATATTTTTTGATGAATTAGGTAATGTAGGTTATCCTAAGTTCTGGCACTCTGCTAGATCTATTTTAGATAACTATATAATAACCGAAGGGACTGGAGCTCCACAACCTATGTATAACCTTATATCTACTAAGGCTCATAATTTTGATTGTGCAAATGATCCATCACAAATACCTGTTTCTACAGACAATCCTATATTTGGATCATTTAGAACATTCTATGATGGGTACATGTATTTATGGGCTTATGGTGTCCCTAATTTTTATTGTGAAACTTTATATAATACAGATTTAAGACAAGCGTTCAATAATAAAGAAGGAGACTTTTGGCCTCATGTAAGTAGTGGTATTCCTGATGATTGGGTACAAGAAACAAATGTACCTATCGCTCAAGATAATACATATTACTATAATGTAACATACTCTAAGCAAAACAAGGAAAACTCATTTAGTCAACTTCCTCCAGACTGGGAAGAGGATTTATGTTTTACATACTTTCCATTTAGAGCAATTTATTCTGACACACAAGGAGATAGTGCAGATAATAGAGTAAACAACTGGTTAGTCTATAGAGCTCTTTCTCGTCATGACTTTCCACAGAATTATGGTAATCTTACATCACTTGATGGTGTAATGGATAGAGCTATTCTAGCAAGGTTTGATAATAAAGCTCTCCTTTATGGTTCACTTTTAACTATAGACACAAGTAATCCACAAGCAGCTTATATAGGTAATCCTAGATTATTTGATGCTGCACCACCTTTAGATTTTGCTGAAACTGATTTAGGGTATGTAGGTTCTCAAAATAAGTTTTTGTTAAAGATACCATATGGTTCAATAACTGCAGATGCTAAGAGAGGTCAGATATTTCTAATAGGAGGTAAACAAGCTGTTGATATAACAGCAGCTGCATCAGGAGTAAATAGATTTATGACAAATCATTTACCATTTGAAATACTAGAATACTTTCCAAAGGTAAACATAGACAATCATTTTAATGGAATAGGATTACATGGAGTATATGATAGTAGGTTTGATAGAGTTATAATTACCAAGCTTGATTATATTCCAATTGATGATAGGATTCAATATGATGCAGATACTAAAAAGTTTTTTATAGTAATAGGAGATGATCCTGCTACTCCTGATATTGAGAATATAACACAAGAGGTATTCTTGTTTGATAAAGAATACTTTTGTAGTAAATCATGGACTATGTCTTTTGATTTTACTACTAAGAGTTGGATATCTTTTCACTCTTACCTACCTAATTTTTATATAGGAGAAAATAATTTCTATTACTCTGGCATAAATAGTTGCTGTACAGAGTTTACTGCGATATTAGATACTCCAGATAGAAGTAGAATAGATGAAGAAACCCCTCAACTAGAAATGATTGTAGGTGTTGTGCAAGCTCCAAAACTAATTACAACTAGTACAACAAGTACTTCTAGTCCTTTTATTACAACTACAACTAGTACGACTGTAGCACTTGATTGTGATTTTAATATAGTACTATCAGAAGAATTAGATTGTGAGATAGATGGTGTAGGATACATAACAGTGCCTACTCCTACTACTACTACCATATGTTATAGAGAAGGAAGTTTGCAAAATGTATCTTTATCTGAAGGATATGAAAGACAAAGTGATCAACAAGTAGTTATTGGTACAGGCTCTGCAATAGAAGCATGTTCAGTAGCACGTATAGTTGACACTGCAAATACAGAACTTAGTGCTGTTCCTATAGAACAAGCTGCACAGATTACTACTTTTAATAACGGTATTAGTTTACTTTCCCAGTATGTATACAGAGGTATTGCTACTGATTGTACATATGTATCTGATGGTTGGTATACAACTTCTGAAGAGTTTAATAATAATAATAGTGTATTTTACATAGAGTCTGGACAAGTTATGGAAATATATGATTGTGGATGTAACACAACTAGTACAACAAGTACTATTGCACCTTACATACCTGAATGTTGTGTAGTTCTTGGTGTAGAAAATATAAGTCAATCAGAAAATAATCTATACTTATTAAGTGATGGAACTGATGCTAATCCTATTCCAGAAAATAGTCAAATTCCTAGAAAAGTTAAATTAGATTGGAATCCAACAGAGAATGTAGACTCAACAGCATGGTCAGAAAGTTATTTATTTACATACACTAGTAGTACTCCTGAATTTAATATATATACTATAGACCTAAGTCCATGGAAAGTAGAGAGTAGTCAAATGATACTTGCTCCTAGTGGAACAAGTGGACCTATGATAGCTAAAAATGACACTACTTTAATTACAGCAAATACCAATGGTTATGTTACAGAAATAACATTTGATTACACTGCTTCACCTTCAACCGCTACTCCTAGTAATAAGTTTTTACTACCAGCAGCACACACGTTCTCTACAGATTTTATATTTGTAAATGGAGATGTTCCAAAATTAATTACTGTAGGGTATGATAACTCTGCACCTAGTGATGCTATCTTATTTGAATTTAATTATAACACTGGAAGTATAAACTTACAAGTTACTTACACTGGTAAAACAGTAAGAAATGTAGTATATTGTGATTGTAATATATATCTAGTCTGTGATGGAGTTACTAATCCAACTGATATATTTATTGTAGAATCTGTATCTCCATATAGTTTAATTGGTATACTAGATGATCCAATTTCTAATTATGACAATATAACATTGGTTAATCAACTATCACAATGTATGATAAAAGGAATAGAGAATACAACTACTAGCACAACTACAGTAGCTCCAACTACTACTACTACATCTACATCAGCTGCTCCAGGAGTTTGTAATGAGTATGAAATAGTAGGACCTAGAGCTTTAATATATACAGATTGCTTTGGACAACAAGCTAGTATATCTGTACCTACTGGAGATACAGAAACAGTATGTGCTGTAACAATTACAACTGGATCTGGAGTAACATTAATAGGACCTTGTACAGTATCATGAAAATAATAAATCTAAAAATAACAGCCGCTAGTCCTAACATAGGACCTTTTAAGATCACAGATGACCTAGGAAATATCTTAGGAGATAATGTATCATTAAGTTCTTTAGTACAGGGTATAGCCTACTCAGTAGAAAATGAAGTTAGTGTTGTAACATTAGAGTCATCTGGTGATTGTAATTTTAAAAAACAATTTACAGTTGATAATCAAGTTAGTAATGAAGAATATATAGATGCTACATTTAGACCTCTTAGAACAGGATGTTTGTGGACACATTTAAGAAATGATACTTTATACAATTACTACTATGGAGATATTGCTCCTTATATTATTGAGTATCCTTTTGCATATAAATATAATGATCAGATCCTTCAAAATATAAGAGATTACAGTAAGGTGTATACATATATCCCTTCTACTTTAGGAGAGTTTGATTCTAATAGTAAGATACAAACAGATGATAAATACTTTAATAAAGCTGTATTATATAATGGACAACAGTCTACAGGTATATTAGAACTTGTTCCTAAACCAATGAATAATTTAAGTTCATATCTACAGTATCCAATATTAAATACTGACAGTAAAACTATTACTTTTTCAAAGACAGATAGTTTCTATCAATATAATACTTTCTGGGCACTACAAAAAAATGATCAAGTGCCTTTATTTAAAACATCCTGTGAATCTAAATCAATAGACAAGGTTGTTAATCAGGACAATATGAACTATGGTGACCTATCTTTTAAGAAGTCACAACTAAGAGCTAAGAACGTTAAGGTGAGACATATACTAGATAATACTTCGACTTCACATATTGTAAGTCAGTTTATTGTAGCACCAGCACAAATATCATATCATTAATGGCACTAACACCAGGTAAAGCAAAAAAGATGTTAAGCGATGGAACTGTCCATGGTCAATCTCTGTCTAATAAACAGAAGAGATACTTCGGTGCTATAGCTGGAGGGGCAACACCTATGAAAGCAATCAATGGTGGTTGGTTAGATAAGTTTGAAGATGGAGGTTCATTACCTAAAGCCCAAGATGGCTGGTTCAATGATGGAGAAGAAAAAGAAGAAGAGCTAATACCAAATTTAACAGATGAGCAAAAAAGAATAAAAGAATATAATATTAATTATTATGAATCTGACAAATTTAAGACAAGATTAAAGAATATGCATGAGGATTATCCTAGTACCTTTTATCTAGATAAAACAAAAAAAGAAAGGGATAATTTACTAGAAACTAATCCACGCAAATCAGGAGTGCTTGATAGGATGGTTTCTAATATGGAAAATAACACCGGCTATTATAAACCTTTAGATGTAGACAGTGTGAGTAAACGTGCTCTAAAGAAATTGAAAACGTCAAACAGTGTTAGTTACAATAATGAAGACGATAGTCATGCAGGTTTGCCCATAAATCTTAATAGTACAGAGAAAGGAATGACAGGTCAGATAAAACCTAAACTATTTAATCTTGATGAAGTTTTTAGTCATGAATTAGTACACAATGTACCGGTTCCTTATACTGATGTATTTAACGATACTGTATCCTCTAAAATGACAGGAGCTTTAGACTGGCATGATAAAGAAGTTGAAGAGACTAGGGCGGATGTTGGTGGATTACGATACATCTTAAATAAAGCAGGAATTAATGATGCATCAAAAGAAGATTTTAATATTAAAGATTTAAAGCAAGCATCTGAAAAACTTAAAGATAGTGATTTATTTAATAGGCTTAGAACTATATATTCAAATGACAAGGATTTTATATGGATAATGAATAACATAGCTTCTACAGATAATTTAGATAGTCAAACATCTAACATATCAATGGCTGAAGATGGTACAGAAATACCTAAAGCTCAAACTGGTGACAAGTATACAATAGTACCAGAAGATGGTATAGAGTTAGATGAGGTTGTTATAACTGGAAAGTCAAACAAGAGAAAAAAGAAAGATAAAATAAGAGAGGAGTTATTTAAGGATATGCCTGATTTTATGAAGTATGGCGATGATGATTATACTCTTTCAGCTGAACAACAGCAACAACTTGATGATCTAGGTATTACAGACTTGGATAGTTACAATGAATATTTTGGAACATCTTATGATAGAGAGAATGCAGGAAATGAGTTTAATTATCTAAACTCTTATAAGCCTGAACGTGAAGAGTTGATTAGTAGTATTCATAGTGCTACTAATGCAGCAGCAAAAAATATAATTACAGCTGCATCATTTATACCTAGTCCAATAAGTGGTGCTAGTTTATTGTCTAAAACACCACAAGCATATCGAGCTCTTGCTGGTCCTCTTAGACAAGCTTATAAATATACTGCTAATAGTCCTGTTGGAAAAGCTGCTTATAAGTATATAGGAAAACCTTTTAGAAAGGCACTGGACTATAAACCAGGAGGTGGACCATTTAGTGTAGGGAACTATGCTGATATGGGTAGTGTAGGGTATGGTGCTTATAACATTGCTCCAGATGTAAAAGAATTATATAACAATCCTAGTTGGTCTAATGCAGGAAGTGTAGGTATAGATGCTTTAGGATTTACTCCTTTCTTAAATAAAAAGTTTACTGGGCCTCTTAAGAATACATTGCTTCCAAACTTCTCAGATGATGTAGCAAACCTTAAAAATGCTATAACCGGTCCATTGAATAAAATTACCAATCCTTTGTCAGACTTTAGAGTAAACCTCGGAAAAGGGATAGAAAGATTTAAAACTCAAGGTAATGTTAATGCTAGGCCATTCTGGAAAGGGTTTAATGAGAACCCTGTTCCATCGGCTGCTAAATTTGACAAAGATTGGGTAAGTGCTCCAGGATTTGATCAAAGATATGACAAGTTTGTATATCGTCATCAAGACCCTAGATTATTGGATTTGCAAAAAAGTAATGATCGGCTATATAATTCAGGTATGGATCTGCTAAGACAAAAACAACCTGACTTATTTGCACAAGGTCCTAGCACCTACGGATCACAGTTGACTATGCCTCTTTCACAAATCTCTAAAATGTTTCCAAGACTTAAACTTGATGCTGATATGTTGATGGGTATTAAGCGACAAAATGCAGGTATTCTTAATACATTAGATGCAGCCAAGAATGCTAGTATGAACTTAGATCAAATAGCGGCAACAGGAAAGTTTACTAAAGTGTTTAATACTAATTCCCTTAGTCCAGATGATTTAAAGTATTTTGAAGAAAACTCTAACGTTCTAGGATTCTTTAGAAATTCAGAGAATAGAGCAATTATAAACGAAGATCAACTAAGAGCATACTATGGAAACAATCCAAGTAAATTGAGTGCCTATATGAGATCTGTTCTAAATCATGAGAATTCTCATGCACTAGATGCTGGTGCAAGAGCTACTAAACCTCTATATAATAATACTACTAGGGCAGTTATTCCTGAAATAGTTGATGATGGTAAGAATGTTTTAACAGGAGTAACTCAGAAAAATATTGAGGAAGTGTGGCCAGGTTTCAAAAATCTATCAAAAAAACGACAAGAAAAACTTGCATATCTATCTGAACCAACAGAAGTTGTAGCAAGAATTAAAGAGTTAAGAAGCCAATTCATTCCTAAAAAGTTTGTAGGAACTGATAAGCAGTATGAAATGTCTGACGATTTAATAAAGAAAATAATGTCAGAAGGAAAGAAAGGTAACACTTCAGTAGATGCAACCTTCTTTAGACTGATAAAAGATAAAGAGGCATTTAAGAACCTGTTTAAAGTTCTTCCTGCTGTAGCAGCACCCATTGCTATTGGTGCAGGTCAACAAAGAAATGGTGGTAGTATACCTAAAGCTCAAATTGGTGACAAGGTAGCAGCTATAGCAAGTTCTATGGAAGCTAATGAAGAAGATGGAGGAAGACCGCCTGCAAGTTTTAATAGTATAGAAAGTATTGGGGGTTTCAAAAGATATATGCAAGATGCTTTTAACTCAAGTATGGATGAAGAAGGTTTGTGTAGAGATAACACATGTGTTCAAACAGTAAAAGATTTTTATAGTAAAGCTGGTGTAAAGGCTATGCCTGACGATGTTTATAACAATAGAGAGTTTTTAAAGAACTTTAAAGAGTATGGGTTTGAAGAAATATTAGATCAGAAAAATCTTCAACCAGGAGATCTATTACAATACTACTATGGTGAAGATAGTGAAGGCATAGATGTAAATCAGGACCTTTTAAACTTTCCATATCACATGGGCGTTTATGTAAACCCTGGAGAGTACATTGGAGATGGTGATAGTGAAGCTCCTATTCAAAGACAAAGTATGTATACAGGTACTAAGGATGGAAAAGAATACAAGAAGGATCCTTTCAGAGCATTTAGATATACTAAACAAAACAAAAATGGTGGATGGTTATCTAAGTATGAGAACGGTGGTGTGATAGAAGATGACAGAGGGCAATGGGCACACCCAGGAAAAATAACTAAAATCAACTCCAACAAAATAACAATGAAGGGTGTTAACTACCCTGTACTTGGAATATCTGATACTGGTGACAAGAAGATGATGCAACCAGGAAAAGATTACAAGTTTGATGGTAAATCTGTAACAGAGTATCCTATGGCACAGGATGGACTTAAACTTAAAAAAGCAACACCAAGCTTTCCATATATAAACAGAGTGCCTGACGTTTCACCTCAAGTAGAGTTTTTAAAGAACTGGACAAATTCTCCAAGAGGTCAAGAACTATTAAGTAATAGTTTTGATGGAGATGAAAAAGATATAGAGAGAGTAACTTCTAAAAGAATAAATAATTTAGATAATGTTGATGTTAGTATGGATGACAATGCTGACGATTTCCTAGGTAGATATAATCCTAGTAGGCATGACATTAAATTAAACTCTAGTCTTCTAGATACATCAGAACCTAAACAAGTAGGTAATCAAGATGAAGATGTAATAATTCATGAACTCTCACACGCTCAAGACTTTTCACCAGGTGCTGAGTTTAACAGATTAACTATGCCATTTAGTGATCAAAAGCTCATTAAAGACTATAGAAAGAAAACTCTTAAAGAGACAAAGAATTTAGATGTGGAGAGAAAGTTTAAGAAAGATCTTAAAAAAAGAATTAACTATATAGGTGATCCAACAGAAACTAGAGCAAGACTTAATTCTATTAGATATTTCTATGAAACTAGTCCAATTGGAAAAGAGGAAGGAATGCCTAGTATATTGGATTCAGAGGTAACTCCTGAGATGATGGAAGTAATGAAAGACAATGCTCAGTTTAAAGAATTAAGAGAAGTATATGATGATGATCAGATACTAGAACTCCTAAATACAATATCGGATAATAGTAAATCTTCTGGTAAATCTAATATGAGATATGCAAAACAGGGAAGATCCTTGGAGAAGAAGGCTCAATTTACTAACTTTACAAATTATAACACCCCAAAACCAGGAGGCTGGTTAGACAAATACTAATGATATGAAAGCTCAAATATTAAAAATAGCAGGCGTTAAGTCTGAAAAAGAATTCTACAAGAAGTTTCCTACAGAAGAAGCTTTTATGAAGAAGCATGGGAAAGAAATGAATAAGCTTGAGAAAGCTCAGAGGGGTAAGAATGTAGATCCTATTTTATTTGAAGATATAGAAAAAGAAGCTCTTTCACAGTTTGAACCAATTAAGGATCAAGCAATGAACTATGGTATAGACTCTCTTACAACTGATGATGAAAAAGAAGCTGCATATATGAATCAGTTAAAACAAGCTGCATTATTAAAAGATATTGAAGGAGGATCATCAGGAATGAGCTTTGGTGATATTGGAGGTATGATAAAAGGTGTTAGTGGAATGTTTGGTGGTGGTGCAGAAGGTGCTGGTGGTGGTGAAGGTATGGGTGAAGGTGCGAGTGAGATGATGAGTGGAATGGGTGGTATGATGAAAAAAGGTGGTAAGGTTGAAAAGTTTACACCTCATATGATGTATGACCCTAAGACTAAGAAGGGTAAGAAAGCTAAAACATTAAAGGAGCACTTAGCTCTTAAGAAAAAAGGTTGGGGTCATGATACACCTAAAGCTCAATTTGACGGAAGTTACTTTGAGGACCAAGGTATAACTGTACCTGAGCAATCTCAATATGGTAATGCTGATGGAGCTGGTATGTTCGGAAAATCATTTAGTACAGGACAATACAATGAAGATGGAAGTGCTATGAACTTTGGTCAAAAAATAGGAGACTTTGTGCAAAATGACTTAGGTGCAATAATGCAAAGTCCTATCACGAAAGATATCATGCAGGGTCTAGGTAAGATAAAAGGTCAGAAAGATGCTTTAAAAGATTTAAGGCAAATGGAAGCAGTTACTGATATAGCACTTACTGCTGCTATGAGTGAGCCAGAAAAAGTAGAAAGAGATTATGTTCGCCCAGAAGATTTTGTAAATACAGGAGAAGAGTTCTTTCCAGTATATGGTGTAGGTACAAACGTACTTGCAAAGAACGGAGCTACACTATTTAACAATCCAGACTATGCACCAATACGTAATGTAAATAAAGCTAAAACTTTTATGCATGGAGGTTATTTACCTCAAGCACAGGATGGGGGAATTGGTGGTAGTAATGTTTCATATGATCAAGCCGGTAATTTTCTTGGAAACCTGGCATACGGAAATAAATCTCAGAGAGATGCAGGAAGTAACATAGGTGGAGGAGTTGGAAGAGGTATAGGTACACTTGTTGGTGGACCACTTGGTGGTGCTATTGGTGATTTTATTGGAAGTGGTATTGGAGATCTAGTAGATAGAAATGATAGAAGACAAAGAATAACAAGAGAAAATATTGATTCTAATGTTAAAGACATGACTTATATGCAAGTAGGTCCTCAGATCCAGGCAGGTTATGCATCTCATGTGAGAAAAGGTGGAAGAGTTCCTAGTCCTAATAATGACTATGGTATGATAGGAGCACCAGGTCCACAAGTATTAAAATCTTTTGATGGTAAGAACTTAAACAACATGTTGCAAAAAGCTTCTAGAATGCCAGATACACTTAAACAAGGTGGTTCTGTTTCTGGTAATGGAAATATTAAAACTCTATGGGGTGGAGATGTAAATGCTGTATCATATAATCCTTATGCTGGAGGTCAGAGTATGTACTTCTCTGGAAACTCTCATGACTATAGAGATCCTGAAACAGGAGAGACTGGTATTGGTGTAGCTTATGGACCTCAGTCTGTAGCTAATAATGAAGCTGTAGTAGAAGTTGAGAATGAACCAGCACAGATATTAGAAGAGAACGGAAAAGAAAATCTAGTTATATATGGAGATTTAAAAATACCAAAAGGTTATGCAAGTGAGATTGGTGATGAGAAAGCTGGAGGTCAGAAGTTTAAAAACTATGTAAATAATCTTAATGATGAAGAAGCAAAAATTAATAAACAAATGGGAACAGCTGTAGATAATGCTGCTGATATTGATAATACTAAATGGGGAGAACTTTTAAGATCTACCTCAGATGCTATTATTAATGGTGGTGATATGAAACTAAAAAATATTGCTAATAAGAAAAAAATATTATCTGATCTTCAGACTGCATTGAATGACACGTTTGAAGAGAATGGTATAGAGGGTAATAAGTTTATAACTAAGGGAGTACTTGAAGATATTAAAGATACAGAGGACTATGCTAAGAATGGTAAGAAAGAAACATATACTAAATATGCTAAGGGTGGTAGAAAGATACCTAAAGCTCAAAATGACGGTAGCCTAGGTCCAGATGAAGGTCTTACTTTAAATGAGTTACCTTTTAAATCAGCTGAAGAAGCAATCGCTGCTGGTTATACTTTAGACGAAGATAAAAACTCAGAAAACTTTGGTAAATATTATATAGATGAGGAGTCATCAGACATGGAGACAAACACTGAAGTTAGCTTTAGGGAAGATATTCCTGAAGGTCAAAAGTTTGGAGGTTCCGATATAGGAAAAATGGTTAATAAAGAAATAACTTCTGAAGAATATAATAAGTGGAAAAAGGATAACAAATGGTTTTTTGATAAGAACCCTGATTGGAAAGCTGATACAAAAGAAGATGTAAAGTTATTCCAAAGAGAATTTAATAAGGTAAATCCTAATAATCTGCCATCTATTAAAGTTGATGGATTATTTGGTGATCAAACAATATCAGCTAGATTTAAAAGTGAAGATAGTGAGACACCTAAAACAGAAAGACGTTACAGAGATGTTGAGGTAGGAGAAGAAGAAATTACTACTGAAGAAACTACTACTGTTAAAGGTAAAATACCATTTGATCCAAACTTACTTAGACCTCTATTTGATAGAGATGTAAAAAATGATTTAGACTATAATCAAATATTACCAGAGATAAATGCAGCTGCAAACAATCAACTTGATCCTGTATATGCACAATCCTTTCAACCTAGGTTGAGAGTACCTTATGATATTAGCATGCAAGATGAAATGAATGCTATTACTTCAGCTACACGAGCAGCTACACAAAACCCAATAGTTCAAAGTAACCCTGCACTACTAGCAGCAATGCAAGCTCCACAATATGAAGCTATTAATCAAGTTAAGGCAAAGCAATTTAGAGCTAATCAGCAAATGAAAGATACAGTATATTCTGGTAATCTTGAAACACTTAATCAAGCAAGAATGACTAATCTGGGTATTTATGATCAACAACAAACAAGACAAACTCAAGCTGTAGCTAATACAAAAGCAACACAACAAGAGATTGTTAAGTCTATATCTGATAAGTATCAAAGAAACAAACTAGAAAATAGAACAGAGAAAGTTCTTAGTAACCTATTTCCTAATTATAACTTTAGTGATAGTTTGGATTTAAACAACCAAGGATCAACTAACTTTTCTATACCTAATATATTAGGAGGACAGGCTGGTAATACAGGAAATGGCTTAAGTAGTATTCTTAATGTTGTTGGACTGCAAGGATTACAACAGTTAATGCAAACTCCTGGTTTTAATCCAGACCCAAATCAAACTACCACTGATACTACAACAGCACGACATGGAGCTAAGCTCACACCGATAAAAAGAAAAGTAAAAAAGAATCAGAGAAATAGTAATATTCTAAGAGAATATAAAAATCTATAACAAATCTGATGAGAAAGAATTACCAGAATAGGTTATCCTATCTTGGAAAGTTCTATAAATAATAATACATTTGTTAAATTATGGCATCATACCTAGATAACATACCTACCTTCAATGAATACGTAGAGCAACGTCCACAAGATGAGATGCTTAAGGTTGGTCTGTTCAAACAACAACGTTATGAAGAAGGCGTTCAAAGAATTCAAAAGAGCATTGATAATATTGCTGGACTGGATGTAGTTAGAGATGTAGATAAAAAATATCTACAGTCTAAATTAAATTCTTTAGGGTCACAACTTTCTGGTGTGGCAGGAGGAGACTTCTCAAACTTTCAACTTGTCAATACTGTAGATGGTATGACAAATCAATTAGTTAAAGATCCTAATATATTAAACGCTGTAGGGTCTGCAGCTAAATATAGAAAGCAACTAGAGAATCAAGAAAAGATTAATGTAGATGGTAAAGGTTCTCAATCCAATGATTGGGACTTTAATAGAAGAGTACAACAATGGTATGATGGAGGTCTTGAAGATTCATTCAATGCACAATTTAAACCTTATGTTAATTACAATGAAGAAGCTATGAAAATAGTTAAAGCTCTTGCTTCTGATAGTACTGAGAATGATGTCTACATGGGTAAAGATAAAAATGGAAGAACAGTAATATATGATGCAATTACAAGAACTAAGATAGAAGGTATAACTCCAGATAAAATACAAACTGCTTTAAGTGCTGGTCTTACACCAGATGCTTTTGCACAAATGGGTATAGATGGAGAATTTCAGTATTCAAATCAAGATGATGAAATATTTTCACAGAACGTTAATGAAAGTTATAGTTCTACTTTTAATGCACTCTTGGAAGAAAGAAATAGCCTAGAAAGTTTAATGAGTAAAACATCCACTGCTGAAAAAAAGATACAGATTCAAAACCAAATAGATGCTTTAGATGCTCAAACTAATTTACTAAAAGAAGAATACGATAATGTATCTAGTACATTTACTAATGGAGATGTAGACAGTGCAAAAGCTAGACTATTTTCTACTAACTGGATGAGAGATTTTTCTAACTCTATGTCTAGTCAGAATGTTTCTCAAACTATACAAACCAATCCTTTTAAGACAGTACAGTTAAAACAGATGCAGATGCAACAAGCTGCTGCTCAGTTTAATGCTAAATATCAACAGACAGAAAAATATAACAAATCACGACTAAAAATAGAACAAGCTAAATTAGATCTAGCAAAAGATCCTTATGGAGGAGTTTCTCAAAGCAACCCAGGAGAATTAAGTCCTGCAGAGATTATAGCCAGAGCAGAAGTAAATATTTCCAATGATGAAAAACTATTAGAAACTAGAACATCAAATGTACTTTCTAAATATAATATTACTCCAGATGAGTTAAGTAACATGATGATTCTGTTAGATTCTAATCCTGCTTCACTACGATCAGATATTAAACAAGATCTAATTCAAATTCAAAAATTATATAAAAAGAATACTAACTCACAAAATGTAATTACGCAATTACGTGATGAGTCTAAATTGTTGTCTCCAGATCCTAGAGGTGATGGTGGGACGCTTACATTAGATGAATATAATTATACAACAGCTGAGGCTTCAGATCTTTATAAACAATTTGCAGTAGACTATATGGATGATGTATATGTAGACAGTTTGCCGATGATATTTATGAATCCTGGATCTACTAATAAAATTACTGATGAGTCATACGCATTAGCAGAACAGGAATTAACACCTAAAGAATTTAACTTATTTAAATTGTTTTATATTGAGGAGCAAGATGCAAATAATCCATTTGAATTTAATGATCCTTATGATGTAAATTATGTTAATCCTCAAGATAAGAGAGATATAGATAATAACATTCGAGACTATATGATTGATACTAGAGGTATTATGGAACGTGTAAATGAAGAAAGAAATCAATATATAAGTGATGAGCTTGCAAAAACTACTATTATTCCTCAAGCTGTATCTTATCAAGTTCCCTTAACTAATACTGCAGAGAAGTCATCCTTTTCTTCAGCGTTGTTAGGAATAGCAAATGATAGACAAAGTCTTGATGCAGACTTTGCAAACAAGATACGTACAATAGCAAATGATATTAGTATTGCTAATGTTATTACACAAAGTCTAGAGGGTGGAGATTATCAACTTACTATAGTTGGTGATGGAGGTGGTCCAGGTACTGTTCCTAACAAAGAAACTATTTCTCTTAGTGAAGCACAATACGAAGAATTATTTCAAGGTAGGTTTGATAAAAGTCCTGAGGTACAATTCTTTGATGATAACTATCTTAACCCTATGTTAAATACTGTAATGCCATTAATACCAAACCCTAATTCACCAAGTGGTTATAGTAAAGATAATCAAACATTTTGGACTACTGCTACCGATGGTCAATATGAAACAACTGCAGAAAATGCTGGACTATCAGGACAAGCTGACTTTCCTAACACTCAATACTATGGTGTTAGTGGAAATCTTGTAAGTGATAATAATCCTAAGTCATTAGAAACTACATATAAATTAATATTAAATATATATGATCCAGTTACTGATAAGTTAATTCCAAGCATAATGCCAGAAATGATAATAAGAAAAGAGCAAGTAGGTCCTACTTTACAAACCATAACTGATGAAGTAATATATCAAATTCTTAACGGAACTGATGCACAGTTTACTAATGAAAAATTCAACGAATTAAAAAAAGCAGCAGAAGGTAATCAGAACTAACTAAGAATAGTATGTCAAAAGAAATAAAGAAAGCACAAACAGGTATAACTCTACCACCTATGGCAACTGTTCCTAACAGTCCTTCAGGTAGACCTTTGTCTAGTGGGTATACACCACCAGGACTTCCTGGCCCTATGCCTAATATAGCTACACGTCCTAACCTAGGAGTAGCTAGTTCTAATAGTAATAAACCTAGTGCTCTACAGTCTTTAATAAGAAATGCTGGAACTCCTGGAAATATAGGAAAGGGATCTAGAAACACAACAGCAGATGAGTACGAAGGATCTGATAGATATGATTATTTTCAACCAACATCAATGGGAGTTGATAATGAGAATCTAGCTGGACAGTATCAATCATTTGGAAGTAAAGCGGTGAACGGTGTGGGTAAAGGTCTTATCCTTACAGGTACAACATTCTTACAAGGTACTGTAGGATTAGTAAATGGTGTATATCAAGCAGTCAATGATGGTAAGTTTTCGTCTTTCTATGATAATGAATTTAATAGAGGATTAGATGAAATCAATAAGTGGTCTGAAGATGCTATGCCAAACTATTATACTACAGCAGAAAGTAATGCTAATTGGTATTCTCCTAAATATTGGAAAACCGGTAACTTTTTATTTGATGGTGTAATTAAGAATCTTGGATTTGCAACTGGTGCTTATCTTACAGGTAATGCATACACTAGTGCGTTAAAAGCACTTCCAGGAACCTCTAGATTATTTTCTATGGGTAAGGCAGCAGAAACTTTAGCTGCTACAGAAAAAGGATTAAGTGCAGCAAATAAAGGAGCTGGTGTATATGGTGAAGTGAAAGCTTTATCAGATAGTTTCTTAACACAATATAACTTACTTAACCCAGCAGGAAGAGCTGTGGTAGCAGGATTATCTACAACTGGTGAAGCAGGAATTGAAGCTCTTCATAACAGTAATGAGTTTAGACAAGAACTTATAGATGAATTTAAAGCAGAGTTTGGAGTGATACCTTCAGGTGTTGCTATGGAAAATATAAACGCAGCTGTAGAAGGAGCAGGTAATTCTTCTTTCTATGCTAATGTAGGAATACTAGCTGCAAGTAACTATATTATGTTTCCACGTATTGCACGTTCTGGATACAAAGCAAGTAAACGAAACATTAATGGATTAGTAAGAGAGATAGATGATATTGCATATGAGGGAGGAAAGTATGCAGCAAAGACATCTAAGCTACATCCTATACTACGTACTCTAAACAATATTAGACCTTACACATTTACTGTTTCAGAAGCAATAGAGGAAGTTTCACAGTATGGAACTAGTGTAGGAACACAAGATTATTATAATAAGCAATATAATAACGAAGCAACTAGTTGGTTAACATCTATAGGTGTAGGTTTAACTAAAGGTGTCTTTAGTGATGAAGGTGCAAAGAATGCATTGATTGGTGGATTGTCTGGTGGTATAATGACTGGGAGAGGTAGATATAGAAAAAACAAACAAAGAGCAGCAGATACAGCACAAGCTGTAGAGCTACTAAATGATTTTCAACTCTCTGATTTTACAAAAGAAAGTATATATTCTAATAACAGAGCTGGTGTTTTAGGAGAAGAATTAGAACAAGCTGCTGAAAGAGGTGATGCTCTATCATATAAAAACTTAGAAAACCAATACATAATTAATTATCTTACTCCTAGAATAAAGTACGGTAGGTTTGATTTAGTTCTGCAAGATATAGCAGACATGAAAAAGCTTGCTTCTACTGAACAAGGTTTTGCTCAATTACAAGCAGAAGGAAAGGTACAAGATGGAGATACTAAAGAGGCTTTTATTGCAAGATTAGAAAACTTCAAACAAACAGGTAAAGATGTACAGAGTCTGTACCAATCTTTAGAACTTAGATATGGAGGAATTACTGAAAAGGGACCTGATGGAAAACAATACCGTGTTTATGGTCCAGATGTAATAAACAAAATGATATATGCAGCTTCTACAATTGCAGATGCAGATAATCGTATACCTCAATTAACATCTGATATACAAGCAGCTGTTCCTACTTTAGATATACAACAAATATTACAAGATATACTACGTGGAGAAACTGAAAGTTTTAATAATGCTGTAGACACTATATCAAATCTAGACGTACTGTCTGACATAAAAGATGAGTTAGGAGAAAAGCTAAATGATGCAGCTGCCCTAATTAAGATTAGAGAGCTAATGCTACAGGAGTATGAGCTTATAAAAACTAAACCTAAAAACTTTCAAGAGAAGCCATTAAGTCAACAAGATGGTGTTAAAACATACGAGGAACTATTAGAAGATGATGCCAATAGCTTTGTGGTTAAAACTAAGAAGGGAGAACAGTCATTACAAATAGGACAAGAGTATTTTGTAGGACAAGGTGTAAACTTTGAAGGGGAAACACCTCTTGGTGAACCAGTAGTAATAAGTAGTTTTGTTCCAGTAGGACAGAATGAAGATGGAACTATTCAGATCAAAGATCAGTCTGGTCAGGTAAGGGATATATCACCAGATGTTTTATTAGATTATAATGTAGGTAGAAAATCTACATTAGTTAATAACAAGACAGCTAATTTCTATTACAGAAATAGAGATAAAATATTTCAATTTAACTTTGGTAAAAACTTTGGAGGTAAAAGACAAGGAAGACTTATGTATAATAATGGGAAACTGTTTTTTGTATATAAAGATTCTAATGGTACTATTCTTAAAAAAGAATTAGCTAATAAGTTTTTTGCACCACAGCCTGGATTTGATCAAGCAAGAATTACTCCAGTAGGGACAGTTACTGCTGAACAACAAGATGCTGCAAATCAGTTTCTTAGTCCAGAGGAGTTAGCAAAGAATGAACAAACTCTTCAGTCAAATAGAGAGAGTAGGCTTAAGATAATGAATGACTTAGGCGTAGAGTCTAAGAGAAGATTAGAGGAGATAAATAAACAGTTAGAGAAGGACAGAAAGAAACTAGCTATCATTAAGAAAGATCTCGAGTCTATCTATACAATGAAAGAGGGAGGTTCTAGAATAAAACTAACATATTCTAAGGCACAAAAGAATTTTACTAGAGCTATAAATAACTATACTTCTATGCAGCAGGATACGCAAGATCGTATCACAGAGTTAGAAAGAGAACAAGAAGAGCTTGATTTAAACATTTCATACTTTGAAGCATTTGAAGTAGATCTATTAGACCTACCAGGAAACACTGGGGAGTTTTTAAAAGAATTAAAGGATCAACTATCTTTACTAGAACAAAATGGTAAAGCTGTAAACAACGAAATAAAAGCTAACAACAAATTACTAGACTCTATTACGAAAGCTGCTAAGAAAGCAGCTAAGCTACTTAAGAGTGCTTTAGAAACTACATATGTATATGATGAAGACTATGGTGATTACTTAAGAGACCTTTTAGAAAAAGCTGCTACTGGTGAAGACTTACTAACTACATGGCCTTTATTAAAACTAGAACTAGCTAACTTTAATCTTACTAATGATATACAGAAGGAAACTAATATTTCTGAGAGAGGTGTGTTTGATGCATTGGAAAGTCTTAAAGAATTAGAAGCTACATTAGAGAGCTTAAGAGGAGAGTATAAAGCTAAGAAAGCTATTGTAGATAGATTCCAAAGAGTAATGGATGAGTATGCTGCAGAACAACAAGCTCAAGATAAGATTGCTAATGACACTAAGTTGATAGCAGACTTAAATCAAACTGCAAGTACTAGTCCTGTAACAGATGCAGAACCAAAATCATTTGATCCTATTTCTAAAAAGTCTAATGTAATAGTACCAAGAGCTAGTATAGGTGAACCTACAGGTCCAATACAGGATCATCATGTTAGAGCTAATACGTTTGGAGTAAACTTAAATAAGTTTGCGAATAGAAAGAATATTCGTGCTGTATATGTAACACTTAAGACCCAAGATCAAAAGCTAGATGGTGTTGTACAAAGAATACTTGACAATGGTAGTCCAGAACTTATGGAAAAGTTTGGAGATTCTATTATTGTTATGGTGATGGTAGATACAGCTGGTAACTTAGTAGGAGTTGATGGTCAACCTATACCCAACACTAAGAATCAACTAGACAATGCTATCTATCAAACTATACCTGAAGCATCTCTTACAAACACTAAAGGTAGTCTGTTTAGAGTAGAGGATAGCGAAACAGCTGGAATTAAAAAACAGTTTGGTGTCTTTAGAAAAGGTATTCTAGACAGGACTACGATAGATGCACCTTTTCAAATAGAAGCATCTTTTGGTGTACCTCAATATGAAAAAGACTCTAACGAAAATGATGTCTTAGGAACTACATCTGTAGTAGAAGCAGACTTAATTAGTGAAACGGATTTATCTAAAACTAATGTAATATTTATTCCTACGACTAACAAGAATATATTTAAAGGTACAGTTGCATACTCTCAACCTTTTGGTAGTGTGTTCTTAGATCTACCTAATGGATATGTTAAACTAAGAAATAGAAAACATACTACACAAGAAGCAGAAGCTATATATGATGCTTTATATGCAGTGTCTAAAGAGCTAGTAGATGAAGATAAAGGAGCAACTAGTGATGCGTCTGTAAGACTGTTTAACTTTTTACAAGGTGTAACTTACTGGGGTATACCAAAAGATGCTAATGGTAATACAAAAACAGCAGGACAAAACAGTGTATTCTTTAAAAGAGAAGTTACCGAATCAGTACAAGGATTAGATTTTACTAGACTTATGTTAACGTTAGGAACCTCTGTAAATAATATACAATTTAACCCTGCGTCTATATCAAAGAATAAAGAATTTATTATTGAGACCTTAGGTCAAATGTATAATAACATTGACAATTCTAAGCTACAAAATATAGATCAATCCTTTGAGCAAATAACAAAGGTACTTGATGATGGTACTGTAGAGTCAATAGTATGGCCTAACTACCAAACTTATCTACTATCTAAGAATATACCAGGAGGAGGTACAAGACAGGACTTCCAACTTCCTTTACATACTACAATGAAACCTGTAGTAGAGGGTAGTGATGAAGTTAATAGAAAGGGTGTATACTTTGTAAATGAAGATAGTGCTGAAGATTTTATATCTGAAGTAGTGCCAACAAGAGTTGAAATTATAAGAAAGAGTAAAGCACCAGCTACAGAACCGTTATTAGATTTTGCTGCACCAACACAACAAACTAGTGAGGTTAAAGTTGTAAACGAAGTGTATGATCCAATTACTGATGATGCATATTCATTAAACTTAAACTATAAAGGTCGTAAGTATGATATGGTTATAAGTAGAAATGGTGAAATAATAGATCCTTCTTATTATAACTCAAAAACTTTAAAAGATGTAGATGTAGAACCTAGTTTTTTTAAATTTACTTCTCAAGATATTAAGAATATCTTTTTAGAAATAGAAGGATCAACACCACAAACTAGTGAAGTTGAAGGTCTTAAGAGAAATTACGTAGATTTAAAAAATCCAATAACAGATTTTGAACCTGAAGTGCAGAAGTTATTTAATACTCCTAATCCTACAATAGAGCAGTATAATTCTGCAGTGAGTAATTATGAATTTGATCTTTCTGCAGATTTACCTACTGACTCTTTAAGAAAAAGTATTGAGTCTAAGTTACAAGATGTTAAAAATTCGTTTACTATAACTAGATCTACGCCACAAGCTGCTGAGGTTAAAGTTGTATTTGATAATAAAACAAACAATACATATACCAGTGCTGGAGGTAAAAAGATTTTGTTTAAAGTTTCTCCAAATACTAGTAATGAAAACTATATGGAAGAGGGGCAGATTTCGGTTATGATGAATGATGACTTAAAACAATTACTTGCAGAAATATCCGAAGCATATCCAAATAAAGAGCAGGAGAAAAAAGAAAAAGAAAAGCTAAAGCTAAGTATAAAGTATGAAATCCTTATTTCTATAGGAGCTGAGTTAGCTAGATTAAATGCACAAAATGCACAGACAGAAATATCTGTAACTCCGGAGATGTTAGCTAAGATTGAAGCTAAAAGAAAAGAAACAGGTAAACCTCCTGTAAGTGATTCAGTTAAGGAAGCATTAGAGCGTGGTAGGAACAACATGAACAATGAAGTTCTACGTAAAGTTGTTACTGAGTCTATAGAGGGAATGAGTGAGGAGAACTGGAAAGAGGCAAGAGCATGGATGTCTAAGAATTTACCTGGTGTTAATTTCAATAAAGTTAAGAATATAATAAAAACTAAAAATGGAAGAAAGGCATGGGGATTTTTTGAAAAGAATAGTATATATGTATATGAAAATGCAGAAGTAGGTACAGTTTATCATGAAGCATTTGAAGCTGTCTTTGCACAATTCTTATCTCCACAAGAAAAGGAAAAACTATTTAATGAATTTACATCTCGCAAAGGAACTTTTGTAGACAGACCTACAGGAAGAACAGTAAAATATTCTCAAGCTACGAGAGATGAAATGAGAGAACAGTTAGCAGAAGACTTTAGAGATTATATACAAGACAAGAAAAAACCAGAAGGTGGTTTCTTTTCTAGATTATTTAAACAATTAAAGGATCTTATTGAAAAATGGTTTCTTAGTCCACAGTCACAAACTTATAGTAATGAATTGTTTGACAAGATTGATGGAGGTGGCTTTGTGTCTTTGGATTACCTTCCTCTTTTACCTTTTGGGTTATTTAATTCTTATGATACTGTTGACTTTGCAACACCAGGAACTAGTGCTGTATTTAGAGTAGAAACAGGTCTTAGTGATGTGCAATCGCATGATACGATTGAGCACATGACATATCTTACATTAAAAAATATAATTGCAAATAATGAAAGTTTATTCTCAGTACCAGAACTTAATCAAACAGAGTTATATAATAGATTAAAAGGTGAGGTGCTTGCTTCTGTAGGACAAGTAGCTCAAGAATATAAAGACATTCGTCCTATGTTTGTAGATTCAACTGAAGATTTACAAGAAATAGATAATAAAATAGGTGAGACTGTAGACTTAATGCAAAAGATAGATGACTCATGGGTTGAGTTAACTAAAAAGCATAAAGAATATATACGATCTTTTGGAATTACTTTTGATGAAGCTGATCAATTACAAATAGAAGAAGATAAATCTAACAAAGGGTATAATTCTGATGCTACAAAAATAGATAACTTTAAAAAGACTGGAGCAGCAGTAAGATTATTACTAGGTACTATTCCAATAGTTACAGTTAATGAAAATGCAGATGTAAGATTTAGCCCTAGCACTATAAACGGTGTTAAGCTTCTTCCTATTACACAAACATATATTACTGTTTTAGAAAATGTTTCTAATGCTACTAGTATAGAGAACATGTTAGAGAAACTAAGGAATGTAGCTCTTAATGATCCTAACTACCTAGCTTTATATAAACGTCTTAGTGGAAGAAGTGCTACTGAAGGTGCAGTTAGTCTTGATAATATTACTGAAAGACATCAGTTAACATTACTAGCAGCATTGTTTAAAACATTTAAGAAACAAGATCCTACTGTTAAATTAGTAACTGTATTAGAGAATGGAGAAACTTTAGTAACTGATGCTAACTTATCTACAGCATCTCGTCAGATGTCTCAACAGTATTTAAACTCTATTGTTACTACATCTAAAAAAGGTAGTGGAATATTTAAGCAAATAGGTGAAGTGTTTAACCCAGATAGTAGAAAACTAGCTAAGTATCCTTTAAATACTTTGCAGAACATGTTTAATTTCTTAGGAGAATTAGGTATACCTTTTAATACAAAAGAGTATAATAACTTTGATCAAGGTCAAAGGGGCAGATTCAAATCAGCGGTTAATGGAATAAAGAAAAGTATTGAACAATCAAAAAATATTAAATTCTTTTCTACTAAAACATTAAACTTTGCTGGACAGATATTAAATTTAGCTACATTAAAAGTTCTAGCCACTAACCCAGAAGCAAGCAGTACATTCTTTAATATAGAGGGTGAGAGAGTTCAAACTTATATTGGAACTAATGCTGCATCTGAAGTACATAACTTTATGACATCTGTAGGAAATAAACAAGAACTAGGAGACACTCCTTATTCTTATTTATTAACTGATGTATTTGCACAAAACTCTACTATAATAGAAAGAGTATATGATGCAGAAGGTAACCTAAGAACAGATAAAGTAAATTTATTTAAGCCAGGTTATGCTGGAGGAATTCTTAATGGGCCAAAAGGTACTGCGAAGAAATCATCTCAGTTACAATTTGCTGATAGACTAAGACAAGAATTAAATCTAAACATAAATGGTCAATACTTAAACCTTGTTCCTGGAGATTCTTCTTTAGAACATATGTTAGAAATGGGTAATCCTATTAATGAACAGGATCTAGTAGAAGGAAGTCCAAGGTTTAATACTGTGATGAGAGGTTATTTTATTTCTGAAGTAGAACTAGCTAGAGAAAAACGTGATATAGTTGAGATAGATAATAGACAAACATCTGATTTAAGATTCTTTAAAGAAATATTAGGAGAAGAATTACATGAAGAGATAAGACAAAATGTTTTAGATCCTGCTTTAACATCAGAACAAGTATATGAAATTAGTGTAAATAAAATTATAGATGCTACTTCTTCTTATATGCGAAGAAATACATCTCAATATGGTGCTTTTTTATTAAAGTATTCAGTTGTAAAGCAAGCTGAAAATGAGCAATCAGGAGAACTTACAGATAGGTATACTGCACCAGGTGTAGAAGGTATGACAAATATGACTATGCAAGAAATGGACAGAAAGCTTATTGTACTACAGGCTAATTATGTCATTGCTAATATAGAAATGCATAAGATACTATATGGAGATCCTTATGGATATAAAGATGAGCTTAAACGTACTAAAAGTTTCTTATCTCCTAGACAAGCTATGGTTAACAACTCTCCACAATGGAACAATAGAGCAAATGAAATATGGAATAGAGGATTAGAAAAAGGTACTGTAGGTCATACTGAGTTTACTAGAGATTACTTTCGAACTGTAACAGGAGGAGATGTAACAGGAGTAATAGATATACCTAATTATAAAGCATATACAGAAACTGATGGTGGAGGAATAATTTCCATAAAATCCTATCGTAACTTTAGACTTAGAACTGCAGACTGGAATGATGCAGAAGAGAATCAATATAGATATGATATAGCTTGGTACAAAAGACATAAGAGTTTACCACTTTCAAAATCAGAAAAAGATCTTTTAAAAGAAGGTAACCCTCAAGTACAGAGTACATACGTAACTCTTAAACCTATTGTTTCTGGTGCTAAACTAGATAAAGACGGTAGTGTATCTGCTAATAATAATGTAGTGTTAGATAAATATGCATTGTATCCTCTTTCATATAGAGTGATACATGAAATAAACCCTACATCTAATCTTCTTAAGTTATATGATAAGATGCAAAGAGAAGACATAGATTATAAGATCTTTGAGTCTGGTAGAAAAGTAGGAGCAGAAGGTATACATGATACATATAATAAGGACGGTGAGTTTAATAATGCAGAATATGAAAGTGTTATAAATATACCGTTTAACATTATGAGTCTGCAATCAGAAGTACCTTCTAAGGAAGATGGAAGAGTAACACGTGCAAGTCAAATTACTAAACTTATAACTCTAGATTACTTAGAGAATGGTATGCCTATAGATTATAAAGGTACACTTGATCAGTGGTTAACTTTAACTGAAGAACAAAAACAAAAAGCATCAACTATATATGCAGAGATTCAGAATAACACAAAGCTCTTAGATGAGATGACCAAGGAAGGTCTTAATGTTATGATGAAAAAACTTGGTATTACCAGAGTAGGTAATGCATATAAAGTTACTGATTTGGCTCCAGCAGCTAAAACATTACGTGAGGAGTTATTTAAAAGAGAGACTAATGATAATATAAGTGATGCTCTAGATGGATTCTTAATAGGAGACGCAGTTATAGAAGCTACTCCTGCATATAATCAGATTAGAAATATATTATATTCTATAGTACAGAAAAGTATTGTACGTCCTAAGATAAACGGTGGACAGAAGGTACAGATATCTTCAGCATTATTTGAGTCTACTCGTACAAAAGAAACTACCATTAATGGTAAGACAGGTTATACTTCTGAGGTACTTAAGTTTTACAATAACTCAAAGGGAGAAAACGTAATGGAAGTTATGGTGGGTCGTTGGTTTGGTAGTAGCTTATCTGACGAGGCACTTCTAGAATACCTAAACAACACTGAGGAAGGTCAAAAGATATTACGTGGTGTAGCTTTCCGTATACCTACACAGAAACAAAACTCTATTGATGCTATAAAGATAAAACAATTCTTACCAAAAGAATTTGGGGACAATGTTGTTGTACCTGCTGCTCTAGTAGAGAAGGTAGGATCGGATTTTGATATTGATAAATTATTCATGTATCTTAAAAACGTAACATACATTAACAATAAGTTACAGCTAGTTCCATTTTATGGATACGGTGAACAAGCCAAGAAAAGATTTGGAGAATTATTTGATGCAGGTTCACTTCTTAATAAAACTCAGCAAAAAGAATTACAAGCTCAAATAGATTTGTTTGAATCTGGAGAACTTGAAGGTGATTTAATTGAAGCTATATTTGGAGAAACCTTTGACAATCAGGATGTTATTGATGATTACATATTAGAACTTAAAGACAAAGGTATACGTCAGACTGTAATAGATAGAATGTATATGAGATCTTTAGAGAATGAATTTATTCAGTCTACAGAGAATCTTATAACCTTTCCAGAAAACTATGAAAGATTAACTGTTCCAAATGACGCTAGTCAATTAGAAGAATTATCTAAAGAGATTGTAGACAAGACAAAAGAATCAGCATTTAACTATCGTAATGTTGGTAACCTACTAAATAGAAGATTTATGGCTAGGTTACGTAATGCTTTTGTACAAGGTAAAAGAGGTATTGGTATTGCTGCAGTGAATCAAACTAACTTAGCACTTAACCAGCATTCTCCAGTATTTGTAGAACTAGATAGTATAAAGTTTAGAAGAAAAAATACTGTAAACATACCTGATAACGGTGAGATGATAAGTCTTTCTGGTATCAAAAATAAAGCTGGAGATTATATATCAGACATAAATGGACAAGTGATAGATGGTATGGTAGATATAGCAGCAGGTCCATGGGTTATAGAGTTAGGAGTTACACCTACTACAGCTTCTACATGGTTGTACTTAGTTAAGGCTGGTGTACCAATAGATTCTGTAGCATACTTTATGAATCAACCTATCATTGTTGACTATTTAAACAAGATAGAAGAGAGTGGTTACACATGGTTATTTATAGAGGACTTTGCTAATGAACTTAAAGAAAATAAATATGGCAGTCCAACCAACTTAACATCTGCTGAAAAAGAACTTCTTCCTGGTGTAGATGTATTACGTTCACAACTTGGTAAGGCTAACTTTAGTAATAGAGATGCAGCATATCAAAGATTTATATTAGATGAGTTTATAAACTATGCAAGACAAGCTCAAGATTTATTTGAAGTAACACAAGGTACAAATTGGGATACCTCTACATTTAATGATCCTATGCTCATCTTTAAAAAAGGTCAGCAATATGAAAATGCATTAACTAAACCTATATTTAGTTATGTAGGTGGGAAAGTAATACCAGCTGCTGAAGCTTTGATAGAAACTACTTTCTTAAAAGAAACTATATTATCTCTTCAACAAGCAAGAAATGGTATAGCTGAACTTCTTACATCAGATCAAGACACAAGTAGAACAGTGTTACAAAAAGTTTTACTTCCATATGTTAATAGACCAGATAGACAATTTATTAAAATCTCTAGAGCTGCAACAAATAGTTTCTTTGATTATGCAGTTCAGACAGATCAAGATCTGAACATGTTTCTTAAAGCATTGTTAATAGACAAGAATGGAACAGCTTCTAAAGTAGATAGCTTTGTTGAAAATGTACTAGGAAATCCTAATCATCCTTTATATGAAAACCAAGTAGTACGCCTATTGGAAAGTGACCCTAACAAACGTGTTGGAGATGTTGCTAATAATATAAAGTTAAGAAACAATGATAGAAAAGTTTATGAACAAAACTCTATCATATATAGTTTCCGTCAACTTAAAGATTATCTATCTGCTGATAGTAAACTATATGATCAAATTGTAATAACTTCTGTACTACAGTCAGGTTTAAATAATTCTCCTATATCATTTACATCTTTATTACCCTATGAAGACTTCCAAAAAATATACAATCAAACGTTGTCTACCTTAGAAAAAAACCCTAACTTGAACGACTTCTATGAACTAGGTATGTTCGAGAGAAATAATTGGTCTGTTGGAAGTGGAATTGTTCCATCAAAGAAGGCTCCTTGGATAGAAACAAGTAAAGGTATTCCTCAATATAATCCAGGAATGTTATACCTTCCTAAAAACATTAAGGCAAGTACAGCTACAAGAGCTATACCTCAATTAGTAACACTTGGTACAGGAACTAGAGAAGGGCAATCAGACTACATAACATACAGTTGGAATAATGGAAACTTTACTGCAAAGCAAAGAAAAGAAATGGCCTCTAAAGGAGACTTCTCATTTATTAATAAAGCCTTATTTAAGAAAGTAAAGAGTTTTAATGAAGATTTTATTCATAGCTATGTGCAGAAAAAAACTGGTAGACTCATGGAATATTTTGTATACAAACATATAAATGCATTAGGGGATTCGTACAGAGCTCAAGAGTATTACATGACATCTAGACCTTCTGTGTTTGATAATGGTTTATTAAAAGCAGAAGAGAAACAAGACAGTACTATAATAGCTGCATGGAAAGGTCAATCTAATGTTACTGTAAGACCAGTAGCTAATAAAAATAATACATCAGATAGTAATGAACTAGTTACTAAAAAAGGTAAATCATTTAAACTAAGTTTATCAAATGCTACGTATAGTCAAGGGGCTATTAACCCAATACTCTTAACAGACCTAGGTTATACACAAGAACAAGCAGGTGAGATACTTGAACAAATTTGTAAATCATAAAGAATGGCACTATGTCCTAATATAAACTCTCCTGAATGGAAACAACTTGTTGCTGCACAAGGTAAAGCAAAAGCATATTTTCTGTGGAATGAATACAGTGGTGATGTTCCTGGACAGGAGTATACTGGTGTGTTAAAAGTTGAGTCTCTTGCTCCTAAGGTTAAAGAACTAATAGCTAAGATGGGTGTAAGTATTGTAGACTTGCAAACATATGCAAAGTCCAATCCTGAGATTGATTTAACAGGAGCTGAGTCTCTTGCTGATGCTGTTGGAAAGATCATTGCTATAAGTAAAGGATCTACTGAAATAGTAATAACAGAAGAGTTAGTTCACATTGCTACTGAAATAATAAATCAAAAGAACCCTACGTTAATCACAGAGATGATATCTAAGATAGGTAGGTTTAAAATATATAAAGATACTCTAGAACAATATAGACTAATACCGGCTTATCAACTTCCTGATGGAAGACCAAACATAAGAAAGATAAAGAAAGAAGCAGTAGATAAATTAATTACTCAACTAGTTTCTACTGAAATAAATGGGGAAACGGTAAAGAATACAGAAGAATTATTAGAAGAAGAAAATGCTTCTATAATTAGAAGAATTTGGAATTCTATAACTGATTGGTTTAATGGACAATATGCAGCATCTAATTTAGATATATTTCAAACAGCAGCTAGTCAAGTTACTGAAGGAGTAGAGGGAAATCTAATTGATGGTACACCTACAGACTTATACTATTCTGTAACTAATGTTCAAAAGATTATACAGAGAGAGTTATTGGAAACTCAGAAAACCCTTAGAAGTGTTCCTGTAATAAAAAAGAACTCTAATCCTTTACTAGAAGATGAAGTAAGTAATGAATATGAAGTGCTTATAAACGGTGAGTGGGTAAAGAATCCAAAGAGAGTAACAGATAGAACAAAGGCTTGGTATAACTCAAAGTTTAGAGATAAAAAACCATTCACTAAAGAACAGGATAGAGATAATGAACTTAAAAAACAACTCGGTATAGAGTTTCATGACTACTTTGAAGAAATACATTCTAGATATTTTAATGAAGATGGAACAAGAAGAGAGTTTCCTTCACCTCGTCCTGTAATACAAGATGCTAAAAAAGCTGTAGTGTATGCAAAGTTAGAAACATACTATACAGATCTTATTGCAGAGTTTTCTAGAGATGGAAAAACTCCTCTTGTGTTTTCTGAAATGATGATCTATGATCCAAAAGCAAAAGAAGCTGGTACCGTTGACCTTCTTATTGTAGATGAAGATGGAAAGTCTCATATATATGATTGGAAGTTTATGAATATAGCTAAGTCAGCTAATGATGTAGCGTGGTATAAACAAGGAGCTTTTGATATTCAACTTGGTACATATAAAAAGATATTAAAAAATTACTATGGTGTTAAAAACATAGGAAAGATTAGAGCTATTCCTATATCTATGGAGTTACAAAGAGAAAACTTTCAAAACCCTAAATCTCCATTAAGGTTTACTGGTATAGCTATAGGTAGTGTAAATCCTACTGAAGTAGAACCACTCACTATTACTCCAGTATCTGAAAAGACGGAGTCCACTGGTGATGAAAAACTAGATGAACTAATAATAAAGTTAAATGCTGTATATTCTCAAATAGAAAAAACAACGCCTACTAAAGAAGAAGAAAGAGTTAGTAAAAGAGAACGACTTAATATTCTTAAACTTGCTATACGTCAAGCACAAGCTAATGAAAACGTTAGGTATGTTATAGATGCTTTAGCAGTAGTACAAACAGAAGGAGAGAATATTATATCTGAGTATAAAACTTTATATGAAGGAAGACCTGCACAATCAACAGACTTTGAAAATGGACAACTCTCAGATTTTTCTAGTAGAATGGTTGAGTACATGAACTCTTCTTCTGCATTTAGTAAACTTAATCAGGAGCTAGCACCTATACTTGCAGGATCAGATATATCTTCAGAACAGAAGAAAGCAATTCAAGATGATCTTAATGAAAAAACTCGATTGTTAAATACAAACATTGATGAAATAGCAAAGATAGGCGGTGAGTTCTCAAATAAATTTGTAGGGCTTAGAAACAATGTAACAGGACTATTAGATCCTCAAGCTTTATTAAGAGGTTTAAAATCTACTTTCCGAAGTTTATCAGAGTTACCTCTTCCTTCTTTAAGAATACTATCTAGATTGGCTAGAATAGCACAATCAAAAGGTCAAGCTGAATCATTAAATGATGTTAATAAACTTCTAGAAATTAGAGATAGATTAAAAACTACTGGTCGTAATCTTCTAGATGTTGTAAAGCCTTTATATCAAAAAGATGAAAAAGGAAGTATAGTAAATAGACTTATATATAAATTCTCTAAAGATTTTTATGATTCAGTTGAGGATAATGCTGAAGAAGGAAATAGAAGTAGAAAATGGTTATATGATAATATAGATGTAGAAGCTTATAAAAAAGAAGCTAACGAAATTCTTCGTAAAACATTAGCTGGATATAATAGTCTTTATGATGATGCGGAACTAAGAGATAAATATTCTCAAGAAGCTAAACAGAAGTGGGATATAACTAGAACTGACTTTAATGGATTTAGTAACTACGTAATAAAAAGACACCCATTAGCTAAATGGGAATCAGCTGAATTTGTTAATATTAAAAAAGATCAAGACCTTCTGGACCTTTACAATTTTATAGAAGAGATGAATACAAAAGCTAAGGATATGGGCTATCTACAAAATAGAATAGCATCTACATTCTTACCATATGTACGTAAAGGAACTGCAGAAAGTCTAGCATGGGACTCTGGATTAAGTGTTATCACAAATTGGACACAGTCATTAACTAGAAGAACAGATGATTTAGGCTATGGCTCTGTAAATGAGATTACAGGAGAAACAGAAAGTGCTATACCTAAATATTACACTAGTGATTTTAGTAAAACTGAAGACCCTCAAGTAAATGATATGACTGATGTATCATTAGAATTCTTTAAGAATCAAATACTTTATATTCAACAAATGAATAAATATAAGTATATGCAAGAGATCGAAGGGCAAATTAATCTAGTTAGAACAATAGTAAAAACAAAAGATCACTTTAAAACTGGAGCGTTTTCTAAGGTGGTTACTAAAGGAGGAGAGCCTATTGTAGAAACAGGTAATGATGCTAATTCTAAGGTCTTTGATCTATTCATGGAACAAATTATGTATGATAATTCATTCCCTGCAGACAGTGAAGATTTTGGAATACCTACAGGTAGAGTAAGATCAGGAATAAATACTGTTTGGGAGAAGATGACAGGTAAACCTTTGTTTGATGTAAATGATAAAGGAACTAACTATTCTGTTATCAAAAGTATGCAAGCTTTAAATAATGCTTTTCAAATGAAAACATTAGGACTAGAACCTATCTCTGGTGCTGTAAATATGTTTGGTGCAAACATTCAAATAGCAACGCAAGCAGGTACCTACTTTAATTTTAGAGAGTACGTTAAAAATGAATTAAAAGTTTTAGGAAATTGGAGTAGAAAGAAAGGTGGTGTAGAAACAAAACAAATGAAAGCTTTCGATCAATTGACTGATTTGTTTATGCCCCTTAAGGATAGTCCTACATACGAGAAGTTAAAGAAGGCCGGTATAAATCTAGGTACAAAGTTAGACTCTGAGTCAGGTGATGTTTTGTTTGCATTTTTTAGACAACCAGAATTAGTTTTAGAAAGAGGATTGTTTATGACTCTTCTAGATAACTCAATGATTGTAGATGGAAAGATAATAAATATACCTGAGTTTGTAAGAAATAAATATAAAGGTAGGTATGATAGTGCTGCATCTTTTAGTGCAGTTAAAGGTAATATACAATCTGAAATAGAAGATCTTAAAAAGAACAAGTCTATAACTAGTACTGCTAAAATAGGAGAGAATGGTAAGGTAGAAGTACCAGGTTTAGATCTAAATAATAGAAAAGAACTACAACGTCTTACAGACCTTACAAGAACTTTAGCTAGAAATGCTACAGGTGGTTTTACAGAATTTGATAGTATTAAAATGAACATGAACATTTGGACTAAGTCTATGATGGTGTTCAAAGGTTGGATACCTAAACTTGTTGATACACGTTTTAGTGAATTCAGAAAAGTAGGAGATGACTTTAATGTAAGAGTTGATGAAAATGGATTAATTACTGGAGAGAAATATGATATAGGTAGAATAAGATTAATTTATGGTTTTTTATCTATAAATGTAATTAAGACTGTAAAAGATATAAAAGATGTACTATATGTGACTGATGCTGGTCTAGATACATTAGATAAAAAGTTTGAATATTATTCTAACTATTATAAAGAAACAACCGGTGAAGATTTAAACATGTCTAGAGAAGATTTTATAGATATGGTAAGAGTTAACCTTAGAAAACAATTACAAGAACTTGCATTGTTATTAGGATTAAACCTAATGTTGTTTGCAGTAGGGTTTATGGAACCAGATGATGATGATGATAGAGCTGCAAGAAACTGGTTCTACTTTCAAGAGAAAACTCTTAGAAGATTTCAACAAGAACTTATGTTCTTTTATAATCCATCAGAATGGAGTGCTACTCTTGAGGGTGGGATATTCCCTTCTATCTCATTACTATCAGAGATCAGTAGATTCTTTATACAATCAAGTAAAGAGATTACTGGATTTGATTATAGTAATCCAAATAAATCTGCTGAGGATGTAAGAAGAGATGCATCACCTGTAAAATATGGTATGAAGTTACTACCTGTAACTAAATCTTTAGTGCAATGGTTGTCAATATTTGACATTGGTTTCGCTGAAGAATTTGATGTAACCATTAATGCACGTCCAAGATAACAACATGATTGCTATATTATAGATAGATATTTTACTAGCAATGATTAAAAATATAAAATAATAACATAAATTCGTAATAATATGAGAACCGCTGAAATTTGCCCCACATGTGCTGTATTCCAAAATGCAGAATGCATTATATATAATGGTCCATACTTAGCTAATGCAATAATAAATCCTGGAGATAATTTAGAAAATATACTAGGAAGTATTGATAAAAACTTAGTACCTTCATACAGTACATCTACACCTAGTAGTCCTGCACCTTATGTAGGAAAGATACACGTAGATCAGACTGCTCCAGGTGGTAAAGTTTACATAGCTAATTTATCAGGAACAGCTTCAGATTGGGAAGTACTTTTGACTGCACCTGTAACAGGTGTAGCTCAACATGCAAACAATGCTGCAGCTTTATTTGCTGGTATGACAATAGGAGAAGTATATAGAACAGGAGACTTCTTGAAAATAGTACACTAAAGATTTAATAAAAGATGAGTAATAGTAACAAATTAGTTTGTGCAGCTAATCCATGCCCCATAACACTAAGCAGTGCTTGTGTGTTCTATGAGGGACCTAACTTGGTATGTGCTGGGGTGAATACCAACATGACTGTAGAGGAAGCTCTACAAAGAATTAATGATCAGTTATGTATTGGAAGAGGATTAGATGGAACTAGTGGAACTAGTGGAACTTCTGGTACCTCTGGTACTACTGGTACGTCTGGTACAAGTGGCACATCAGGAACTTCTGGTACTTCTGGTACTAGTGGAAGTGCTGGAACTAGTGGCTCATCTGCTACATCAGGAACTACAGGAACGTCAGGAACTAGCGGTACTGCTGGTACTTCAGGTACAACTGGTATAGATGGAGATAAATACAAGACGTGTATTACAGGAACATCATTTACATTAGGTAATACTGTAGATGAATGTTTAACTGTTGACATTGGTTTAGCTTATACTCCAGGTCAGTCTATTGTTATTGCTCATGATGTAAATAATTATCAAGAATGTGATGTAGTATCTTATGTTCCAGCTACAGGAGTACTATGCTTCACCCCACCTTTTAATGTCGTAGGATCAGGTACTTACACTTCATGGTGTATTAATCTAGATGGTGCTACAGGTGGTGATGGTTCAAGCGGATCAAGTGGTACTTCTGGTACTGCAGGATCTTCAGGTACTACCGGAACAAGTGGTAGTAGTGGAAGTACAGGAACATCAGGGACATCAGGTACAAGTGCAACTTCTGGAACTAGTGGAACGACTGGTACATCAGGTTCCTCTGGGACATCTGGTACTAGTGGAACTACCGGAACATCAGGTAGTGCAGGAACTAGTGGTGCAGATGGATCATCAGGTGCTGCTATAGCAAACTGGTATGCTTCATTTTCTTCTAATCAAGATCATGTTCTTCCTGGTGCAAACGTTCCTACTGCTGCAACTTATAATACTACAGAGCTTGCTAATGGTATAGTGCTAGATGCATTACAACAAATTAGATTTGTACATAGTGGTATATACAAAGTTTCTTATTCTACTCAAGTCCGAAATACAGGATCATCTAGTGGAGCAGTTGACATATGGTTAATGAAGAATGGGACAGATATTATACGTAAAGATAGAATAAAAGATCTATCACCTTCTGAGGTTAAATATATGCCTTCTGCAGATTACATCTTAACGATGGATGTAGGAGACTATATAGAGATTTTCTTTGCATCTGGTAATGTAAATGTAGAACTTTTTGCTACAGCTTCTCAAACCCTACCTTTTCAAAAACCTGCAGCTCCATCTATTGTAGTTAATGTACATCAAATAGGAGTATCAGTAGGAAGTACTTCAGGTACAACAGGAACATCAGGTACGACTGGAACTTCTGGAACTTCTGGAACAAAAGGAACAAGTGGAACTAGTGGTAGTTCAGGCATAGATGGAACATCTGGAAGTTCTGGTACCTCAGGTACATCAGGGACTTCTGGTTCTAGTGGTACAGGAGGAACCTCTGGTACTTCTGGATCTTCTGGTGGTAGTTGTATAAGTTACAACCTATCATGTCCAGTTGCTGGAGGAGACTGTGAGGCAGACTATACAGATTGTACAAACGTAGCTCAAACTATTACTATATCCGAAGGAAATGCAACGGATGTATGTGCTAAAACTCTACCTATTATTGATAATGGTGGATCTGTAGGGGTTAATGGATTATGTTCTGGTTCTAGTGGAACCTCTGGTTCTTCTGGAACTGCAGGTAGTAGTGGGACATCTGGTACATCAGGAACATCTGCAGCAGATGGATCAAGTGGTAGTTCTGGAACGTCAGGAACTAGTGGAACTAGTGGTACATCAGCAGAAGATGGAACATCAGGAACTAGTGGTACTAGTGGATCATCTGGAGAAGATGGTACATCTGGAAGTAGTGGATCGTCAGGTACAGCAGGTACCTCAGGGTCTAGTGCAACAAGTGGTACGGCTGGAACATCCGGTACGAGTGGTAGTTCTGGTCTTACTGGAGATGATGGAAGTAGTGGAACTAGTGGATCATCAGGTACATCTGGTACAACAGGTATTGATGGAACCTCTGGTACAACTGGTACTTCAGGTACGTCAGGATCTAGTGGTATAGATGGAACTAGTGGTACAGCTGGGACAAGTGGTTCTAGTGGAGAAGATGGAACAAGTGGTTCTAGTGGCACTGCAGGGTCTAGTGGCTCTAGTGGTGAAACAGGTAGCTCTGGAACAGCTGGTTCAAGTGGCACATCAGGTACTACTGGTGAAGACGGTAGTTCTGGAACAAGTGGTACAAGTGGTGTGAGTGGATCTTCTGGATCTAGTGGTACTGCTGGAAGTAGTGGAAGTAGTGGAAATGATGGTACATCAGGCACAAGTGGTACAAGTGGTACCAGTGGCACAACCGGTATAGATGGTACAAGTGGATCTAGTGGATCTAGTGGAAACAGTGGAAGCTCAGGTACAAGTGGTACCTCAGGGAGTAGTGGATCTTCAGGAGACTCTGGTAGTTCAGGAACCAGTGGTACATCTGGCACGAGTGGTTCTAGTGGTAATACTGGTTCTAGTGGAACTAGTGGTACGTCTGGAAGTTCTGGTACAGCAGGTACATCTGGAGCTGACGGTAGTTTTGGTGGTGCATGTTTCGATTATACATTCTCAACTAATGTTCCTAGTCCTGCAGCAGATCCTGGTCAAGGTAAAGTAGAGTTAAATAATGCTACACAAACATCAGCTACTAGCTTATATATAAGTGAGACAGATGATGATGGTAACAGTATACAATCTTTCCTAGAAAGTATTGATGCATCTACATCAGCAATAAAAGGACACGTAAGATTAGCAGATAAAGATGATTCATCTGACTTTATATTATTTGCAATAGATGAATTAACTGACAATGGATCTTGGTGGACATTAGTAATAATAAATGAATCTCAAGGTGGTAATCCTCTTACTAACCTAGAAGATATTACAGCATGTTTTGTATTAACAGGAGATAAAGGAGATCCAGGAGTGGACGGAACATCTGGAAGCTCAGGAACATCTGGTACGTCTGGAAGCTCAGGTGATAGTGGAAGTAGTGGTTCAAGTGGAACAGCTGGCTCAAGTGGTACAAGTGCACAAGATGGAACATCTGGCACCTCTGGAACTAGTGGTAGCTCAGGGACTTCTGGTACAACTGGTACAGATGGAACAAGTGGAACAACTGGTACCTCTGGTACATCAGGTTCTTCTGCTACATCAGGTACTAGTGGAGAAAGTGGTAGCTCTGGTACGGCTGGTACTAGTGGTAGCTCAGGAACAACTGGCACATCAGGGACTAGTGGTACAACTGGAGAGGATGGAACCTCTGGTACAAGTGGTAGCAGTGGGACATCTGGTACTAGTGGAGAAACAGGGACATCAGGTACTAGTGGAACAAGTGGGAGCTCTGGTGAAGATGGTACAAGTGGATCTTCTGGTACAGCTGGAAGTAGTGGTTCATCAGGAACTACAGGTACTTCAGGTACAAGTGGTACGTCTGGAGAAGACGGAGATGCTGGAACAAGTGGTACTAGTGGCACAAGTGGTACTAGTGGTACGACAGGTACAGATGGAACTTCTGGTACATCAGGTAGCAGTGGTAATACTGGAACAAGTGGTACAGCTGGAACATCTGGTTCTTCAGGAACTAGTGGTACATCAGGTGAAGATGGAGATAATGGAACTAGTGGAACCAGTGGTACAACTGGTACATCTGGAACATCAGGTACATCTGGTACAGCAGGGGAAGACGGAACATCTGGTACATCTGGTAGTTCAGCAACTTCTGGTACTGCTGGTACAACAGGAACGTCTGGTACTTCTGGAACAAGTGGTGATGATGGAACCTCAGGTACATCAGGTAGCTCTGGTAGTAGTGGAACAACTGGTGTAGATGGAACATCTGGTACAAGTGGAAGCTCAGGAGACGATGGTACTAGTGGTACAAGTGGCACAACAGGAACAAGTGGAAGTAGTGGTACAACCGGTACTTCTGGTACTTCAGGTACGTCTGGTGAAACAGTTGAAGGTACTAGTGGTACATCTGGTACCTCTGGAGACGATGGTGCTGATGGAACATCTGGAACGTCTGGTAGTAGTGGATCTAGTGGTGTAGATGGAGGAGATGGAACTTCAGGAACCTCTGGTTCTTCTGGTTCTTCTGGAGCAGATGGTGGTGATGGTACTAGTGGTACCTCAGGAACATCTGGTTCATCAGGAAATGATGGAGGTGATGGAACAAGTGGTACAAGTGGTACATCTGGTTCATCTGGTTCATCAGGTGATGATGGTGGAGATGGTACATCTGGAACTAGTGGCACATCTGGTACTTCTGGAAGTAGTGGTAATGACGGTGGAGATGGAACAAGTGGTACATCTGGTACTACAGGAACATCAGGAACATCAGGTACTACAGGTACTTCAGGTAGTTCTGGAGATAGTGGAAGTAGTGGAACAACAGGAACTAGTGGCACATCAGGTAGCTCTGGGGATGATGGAACAAGTGGAACTTCAGGTACAAGTGGAACATCAGCAAATGATGGAACTTCTGGTACTAGTGGTTCAACAGGTACATCTGGTAGTTCAGGAACTGCTGGAACAAGTGCTACAAGTGGTACGTCAGGTAGCTCAGCTACAAGTGGTACATCTGGAACAAGCGGTACAAGTGGTGATGATGGAGGAGACGGAACAAGTGGTACTTCAGGTAGTAGTGGAAATAGTGGCACGTCAGGTACTAGTGGTTCATCTGGAAACAGTGGGACATCAGGAACTTCAGGTAGTAGTGGAAACGATGGTTCCTTTGGTGGAGCATGTTTTGACTATGAATATAAAGGACAATCAAGTTTAATTCCTTCTACTGTAGGTCAAGGTAATTGTAAGTTGTATTATGCTAATTTTGGGAGTCAAAGTACAGCTACTAGACTAGACATTAGTTCAAACGATCAACAAGGTGAAGATATTTCTTCATTCTTTGATGCTATAGATGCTGGAACATCTGCAGTTTTAGGTCATGTAAGGATATCTAAGGAAGATGATCCAACTGCATTTGTATTATATGCAATTAGTAGTGTATCACAACAAGGAGCTTCAGATTATACCATGGGAATTACAAACGTAGCAGCTTCTACTACCAATCCTCTTTCAACAAACGATGATGTAGCTGTTTGTTTTGTTGTAACAGGTGATAAAGGTGACCCTGGAACTAGTGGAACTTCTGGAAGTTCAGGAAACTCAGGAAGCTCTGGTACCTCAGGTAGCTCAGGTGATGATGGTGGTGACGGAACTAGTGGTACTTCTGGTTCATCAGGAGATAGTGGTACTAGTGGTACAAGTGGATCTTCTGCAACAAGTGGAACAACAGGTACTTCTGGAACAAGTGGTTCTAGTGGATCATCAGGTACAACTGGAACCTCTGGAAGCAGTGGTACTTCAGGCGATGATGGTGGAGATGGAACGTCAGGTACAACTGGTACAAGTGGTACGAGTGGTGACGATGGTACATCAGGAACATCTGGTACAACTGGAACAAGTGGTTCTAGTGGATCGAGTGGGGATGATGGAGCAGATGGTACTAGTGGAACAACTGGTACTAGTGGTACAAGTGGAGGAGATGGTGGAGATGGTACTAGTGGTACGTCTGGAACGTCAGCTGAGGATGGAGGAGATGGAACTTCTGGAACGTCTGGAACCAGTGGTGCAGATGGAGGTGATGGAACTTCAGGTACTAGTGGAACTTCTGCAGCAGATGGAGGAGATGGAACCAGTGGAACATCTGGAACCTCTGGTGATGATGGAGGAGATGGTACCTCAGGTACATCTGGTAGTAGTGGAAATACTGGTACAGATGGTACAAGTGGTACTAGTGGAACCTCACCAGCAAGTCAAGTTACAGGTTCTGGAACAA